CGGCCAGATCGCGCCAGCGGACCATAAATCAACGACTTAGGGCGCCCACACTCCCGACGTCGTGCACTGGAGCGCCTACGGGCGCATCCAGCACTCACGCAAAAGTCACGCAGGCGCGTCGTCATCCGACGGCGGCGACGGCGCCATGAAGTCGCTCGTGCGGTGCGACCTGTCGATGCCCCGGCGGATCTCGAGCGAGTCGTCGATGCGCACCGCGCCCGGGTAGCCCTGGGCGGTCTCCTCGGTCATCTTCCAACGGCTGCGGTACATGCGCCCCGGCCGGCGCGGGTCGGGCAGCATCCAGTTGTAGAGGTGCTTCTCGGTCGTCATCTCGACAGCGTACACACGCTACACACCCCATGCCTTAGGGGGCTTGCATTTGTGTACGGATAGCGTACATTCATTCCATCGCAGCACGCGATACCGCCGGCGGGAAGCCGGCACCCCTCAACCAGCACGGGAGTGCGAAAAATGAAGACGATCCAAGTTCTCCGCGACGCCAACGCCATCCGCGTCATCTCCCCCTACCTGCCTGCCTTCGTGGCTGCCGCCAAGCGCCTTGGCGGCCGCTGGCAAGCACCGGCCTGGGTCTTCGACATCCGCGACGATGCCCGCGTCTGCGAGATCTGCCTGCAGCACTACGGCACCGACGGCTCTCCGGCCGCGGGCCCGGTCGTCACGCTGCGTGTCGTCTTCGAGGCCGACTACGGCGAGCACAACGCCCCGATCCGCGTGGCGGGCCGCGAGGTCGCCAAGGCCCTGGGCCGCGACACCGGCGCCACGCTCGGCGACGGCGTGGTGGTGCTCGAAGGCGGCTTCAACAGCGGCGGCTCGATGAAGAACTGGAAGACGGTCGTGAGCAGCAAGGGCGCCACGATCCTGCTGCGCGACGTGCCCGCTGTGTGGGTCGACCGCCTGACGTCGGATCTGCCCGACGGCGTCGTGTCGGTGACGGTCGAGCCGGAAGCCCCGGTGATCGACCGCGCGGCGCTGTCCGAAGAACGCGTTCGCCTGATGGCGCGCCTGGCCGAGATCGACAAGCTGTTGGCGGAGGTCTGAGCCATGAGCAACCTCCAGCACATCCGCACGAGCTACAGCGCCCGGGTCCACTACAACGGCGGCACCGCGGAAGTCGGAACGTTCAGCGCCCTGGCCGAGGCCGAGGCCGCCGCGGAGAAGGAGCGCGAGCTGCAGCAGGGCTGGATCGACGATGATCTCCTGCCCGAACTGATCGCCGCCGCGCGCCAGCGGGCCGCCGATGATGGCGATGATCCCGACGAGGCTGCCGCCGAGGTCGAGGTCGACGCCGCCGAGGTCGAGATTCGCTGCGAGCTGTACCGCGTGGGCGACGAGGACATCACCGACGACGACGTCGCTCAGGCCATCGTCGAGGCCATCATCGACACGCCCTTCGTCCGCTGGCCGAAGAGCCGCGACGGCGACCGCGCCGGCCGGCCGATGCGCCTGCTGTTCGCGGACACGCCGACCCGCGATCACTGGTCGCCGATCGCGCTGGAGGACAGCGAGCAGATGCTGGCTTGGTTCACGGCGCACGGCCTCGAGTACCCGACGATCGCTCGCGAGGCGCGCCGGCGCGCCCGTGAGGCCGAGCGCGCGACCTGCCGCAACGAGCGCAACGCCGAGGCCCGCAAGGCCCAGGACGCGGTCGCCCGCGCGAAAGCCGACATCGAGCGCCTGCAGCGCGATCTGGCCGCGGCGCAGAAGGTTCTCCAGGTTGCCGAGGAGCAGGCGAAGCGCGCGCGCTTCGTGGCCGACGAGCACATCAAGGCCAAGGACGAGTTCCTTGCCCGCCGCATCCCGGTCTGAAGCGGAGGATCAACACCATGAGCCCCCAGGCCTGAACGTGGCAACCACTGCCGAACAGGCAGCTCAGGAAATGCTCTCCTGCTTTCGAGCCACATCAACTGCCGAACAGGCAGCTTCGACCCCATGAACCTCTTCACGATCGAGAACGCCGGCGCCGACCTCAAGGCGACGAACTACTGGGACAGCGAGCACGCCTCGGCGGGCTTCTGCTTCCTCTCGGCCAACGCTGGCACTTGGCGGCTGCTGGTGCCGGAGGCGGCCGAGCACTTGCTGGTCGAAATGCGCACCGGCAAGCGGGCCACGATCGAGCCGTCGATCCAGGCCGCCGGCTGCGTCGACGTCGTTTTCGAGGACGGCAGCGCGTCGCCGTTTTCGATCGCGATCGACAAGCGGCAGATGGACCGGGCCGCCCTGCCCGGCCGCTGCCGGCTGGCCGTCTGGACGCAGCGCGGCAAGGTGCTCGACCTGGCGTGCCGGGTGCGATGACCGCAGCCCTTCCACAGCCCACGCCGGCGGCCGTCCGTGCCGCCCGTGAGGCCGCCGGCCACACCCTGGCCCAGGCGGCAGCGCTGGTGCACTACGGCGCGCACTCGCGCTGGGCCGAGGCCGAGCGCGAGTCGGGCCCGGGCATGCGGGACCTGGCGAAGTGGGAGCTGTACCTGCTGAAGACTGGCCAGCACCCCGGTTTTTCGATGCTGCCGCGACCGCGTTAAATCCGCCACAGGCGCAGCAGTCCCCAGAACTTAGGGGGTTGTGAATACGCTCAATGAGCGTATTATTTGGACATCGCAGCACGGTGCTGCGATCCCGGGCCCCGGGGCAAGTGGGCGGGAGACGATGATGAGCAAGCAAGTCACGATCGCGGTCCGTAACGTCGGCCGCAATTTCGGTCACGTCGCGATCGTCAAGGACGTAGCCGGCGTCGAGCTGCACACGACGCAGACCAAGCCGTGGGGATTCCAGGCCAATGCGTACAGCGCTGCGGCGAACTGGGCGACGGACAACGGCTACGTCGTCGAGGCCGACGACGGCCTTGCTTTCCGCGTCGTGCGTCCCGGAGCCGGCGTCGTCAGCAGCCATTACACGCTGCGCGAGGCGGAATCGGCCATGCAGCGTCAGAGCGCGGGCGCCAACCGGCAGGGCGGGTACAGCCAGGACTACATCGAGCAGCGCGACGAAGACGGCCGATTCTCGCGGGTCGTCGAGGCCGACTGATGACCAACCACCCCGGCCGCAAGCCGGGGTCTGCCGATGGCTGGCCCATCCGCATGACCCCGGAGCAGTTGCGCGACATTCGGTCGCGCTGCGGGCTCACCCAGAGCCAGGCCGCCGAGCTGTGCGGCGGCGCCGCGCTGCGCACATTTCAGCAGTGGGAGGCCGGCGATCGAGCCATGCCGATGTCGGCGTCGGGCCTGCTGTGCTGCGCCGTCATCCTGCTGGGCATGCCGCCCGAGCCGCTGGCGCCGTGGCTGCCGAAACCGATTGCCGCGAAGCTGATCCCTCAGACGGAATAGAGCGCGCCACAGGCGCGCGGGCCGCTTTTGGCTACCACCCTACACGCATGCGCGCGTGCGCGCGCCAGCGCGGCGGAAACAGGCCTTGCCGCGGCGATTCAGCGCCGACCCTCCCGGGGCCGGTACTGCTCGCCGACGACGCGCCCGTTGCGGCTGTAGATGTAGCGCGTGCCGTCGGAGCCGCGGTAGACGTGCTGCTCGTACGTCACGCCGTTGATGATGTCGGTGTTGGTGCGCTGCGGCACGCCGTAGACCTGGACGCGTTCCCAATCGTTCATGGTGCCGGCGCCGGCGGCGTTGGCGGCCATGCGCTCGATCAACGCGGGGAAGGGCTCGAAGCTGTTGATGGGCGGCACGACGATCTGGCCGCCCTTCTGCCCGGCCTCACACGGGTAGTCCTGAAAGCCCACCGACCCGTCGGGCTTGGTGCACTTGTAGACGGTCTGGGCCTGGGCGGTGGCCACCGCGAGGGCCGCGGCGGCGATCAGGAGCAAGGGGACGAAGCGCATGTCGGGACCTCCCGGCCGCGATTTTGCGCTGGCGCCGGCGCGCCGCAATCCCCCGCTGGGCCTACGCGTAGGCGGTATCGCCCAGCCTGCACACGCAGTCGCCCGGCAGCTCGGGCGGCGGCAGCCGGCGGGCCTGTAGCGCCAGCTCACGCAGCAGCTGATCGACGGCCAGCATCTGCGCCAGCACGTCGCGGCGCAGCCGGGCGACGGACGGCGGCGGATCGGCCGTCCATCGCTGCCCGGGGATGGAGAGCACCCGGCCGGTGGCCAGGCTGACGCTGCAGATCTCGGTCATGGCGGGCCTCCCGGCGGCGTCAGCGAGTCGTAGAGCCGCTCGCAGCGGGCGCCGGCCGCGCCGCGCTCGTCAGCGATGCGCGCGTACGCACCCGCTCGCTCGTCAGCCGCTCGGTGCAGCTCGGCGAGCACTCGGGCGGCGTCGACGGCTGCCGCGCATCCGCCGGCAGCGGCGGGATCAGCGGCGGCGGCACTGGCTGCGGCGGCGACCCGCGCGTCGACAGCAGCGCGCAGCTCGTCAGCAGCGGCATCAGCAGCAGCACGCGCCAGGCGCTGGCGCTCGGTCTCTTGTTTCGCACGGTCGATCTCCTTGGCCTGGACGTTGAGGCGGCGCCCGGTCTCGACCAGGGCGCCGGTGAGGGCCTGCTCGCGCTGCTGCGCGGTCTGCGCCTGCTGCTGCAGCAGCTCGGCGCCGGCGGCGTGGGCGCGGTAGCGCTGCAGTCCGCCCCAGGCCAGCGCCGCGGCCACGGCCCAGGCCCAGAGGGGGATGGCGCGAAGCAGCGCCGCGATCACGCCCACCCGTCCCTCCGCTGGCGCCAGCGCCACCAGAGCCCCACGCCGGCCGCGGCGATCAGCACGACGGGCAGCAGGTACTCGGGCGGCAGGCCGAGGCCGTCGACGAGGACGCTGCGCACCGCGGTGACGGTGCCGCCCACGGCCGACACCTGGTCGCCGGCCTGGGCCACCAGCTGCACGACGCCGGCGGCGCCGGTGACGGCTGCCGCCTGGCCGATGGGGCTGCTGGCCAGCGACGACTCGGGCGCCACGGCCTGCACCGATGGCTGCTGCGGAGCGCCGGGCTCGGGCTGCAGATACAGCGCCTCTTCGGCCGCACGGCGCGACGTGAGGCCTCGGCTGGGGCGCAGCTTGCCGGTCTGCGGGTCGCGCACCTTGTTCCACAGCTTGAAGGCCCGCGCCGCGGCGTCCGCGTCGCCGCGGTTGTGCGCCTTGAGCACCGTCGACCCGCGGAACGCCGCCGGGCCGATGTTGTAGGCCAGGCTCACCATGGCCGCCAGCTGGTGCGGCGTGGGCGTGCGGGTGCAGGCGATCAGCACGGCCTGCGTCACCTCGCGCAGCGAGTCGCAGAAGCGCTTGTCGGCGTAGTCCTGCGTCCAGCGCGTTGCCGGCGTGACGCCCTCGGTCTCGCCGCGGCCGCAGGTCCAGACCCCGGCTTCGCACTGGTACGCGACGAGGGAGTTGCCTTCGCGTTCGGCGATGAGCACGACACCAGCCCACACGATGGGCCACGGCAGGTCTGGGTTGGGCAGAAGTACTGCCAGGGGTGCACTGGTCACAGCTGGTCTCCTCTCGGCGCCAGGGGCAGCGCCTGCTGGGTGGACGGGGTGACGCTCTGCAGGGCAGAGCGCAGCATCGAGATCTGCGCCAGCAGCAGCTGGCATTCGTCGCTGAGGGCCCGGCGCTCGGCGCTGAGCTGGCGCACCTGGCCGTTGAGCTCGAGCACCTGGCGCTGCAACTCGTTGACTTCGTCGGCGAGCGCGGCGTTCTGCGTGGCCATGCGCTCCAGCTCGGTGTGCAGCAGCTCGACGTGGGCGCGCTGCGCGTCGGTCTGGGCGATCGTCACGGAGTCGCTCTTCCACGCGATGCGCAGCTTGCGAAGCGCGAAGACGGCGCCGCCGAGGCCTGCGAGGGCAGCGGCGATCCAGCCGCCGGTTTCGCCCGAGGCGGGCAGGGGATTGGTCATGAGGGCCTTTCAATGGCCCGGCCGCCCGGCGGCGGTCGGGCGGTTGGTGATGCTGTGCTGTGCGCTGGGCGCGCTACGCGATGATCGACGAGAGCGAGACCTCGTAGTCGTCGACCACGACGACCTTCGACGTTTCGCTGCCGCCAGCCGCGGGTGGCGCAGACTCCGAACTGGTCAGCCAGAATCCGCCCAGGTCGTCAATTGCGATGAGCGTCGGCATTTCGATATCGCCGGTCGACGAGGAATGTGCGAATTCACCGTTGATGTAGAACGACGTCGTAATAGCCCCGGGGAACACGGTGCGCGTTATGCGGATTGACACCTGCTGGCCGACCGCAAAAGTCCAGATGCGCTGCGTGACCGTCTCGCCTTCCTCGATAGACACGGCTTCGAGGTACAGCGTGCTTGTGCCTTCTGCGCGAATGACGAGGTAAGACCGGGCCAGGATCTGCGGCGTCATGAGATAGCCGACGGCGCGCCCGTCTGCGCCGCTGCCAGGGTCCAGCACCTTGACCCTCAGCATGGTCCTGACGTTGGTCTCCTGCGAGAAATACGACCCCGTCGGGATCGGAGGCGGCAGGAGCGTCGCCGCGCTGCCGCCCGACGTCGACAGCCGCAGGTGCAGCGCCTCGTCGTCCCAAGGCGCCACACGCTCGATCTCGCCGCCGACCACGGTGAAGGGGCCCGGCAGCGTGCCCTCGTTGCGCAGGTCGTTGTAGTCGAACGTCGTGGACGCCAGCACGCCGATGAGCGCCTCGGCCGCGATCGTGATCTTGAAGACGTTGCTGCGCGCGATCGACGCGACCACGTCGCGCGCCTGCAGCGACAGCTCGACCACGTCGCCCATCGAGGCCGTGCCGCGGATGACGGACCCGTCGAGCACCGCCCACCAGGGCAGTTCTCCTGACGCGACGGAATACTCGATGTCGCCGATGCCGCCGTCCCAGAACGACGACACGTCGAACGCCACCTGGGAGCCGGCGATCGCTGTGATGTTTGGGATCTCGCCCACGAATTCGAGAATCACGGGCGTTTCGATGACCTCGCCAATCACGTGCTCGATCGGGTCGCCGTCGGGCGCCTGCGTTTCGACCACGCCATTACGCACAAACGCATTGGAGCCGACGGGAACGGTCGTGCCGCGCGCACGAATGCGACCGCCGGACACCAGGCCGCCCGAATAACCGAACGGGGTCAGACCCAGCGGCAATTCAATCGTGCTGGTGGCGTCTGCATTGTGCTCGACGACACGGCCCAGCAGCACCGGGGCGTCCGGCAGTATTTGCTTCAGGCGGACAAAGAGATTGCTGCTCATGATCAGATCACGCGAATGGTGAATGCCGGCGCGTCGATCTGCCGGTACTCGGCGTCCACGCAGCGCAGCACGATCCCGCCGTACTCGCCGACCGCAGTGGGCGTGCCGACGAGCTCGCTGCCGACGATCGACAGGCCGGGCGGCAGGCTGCCGGAGCGCAGCGTGACGACGAAGGGCGGCCGGCCGCCGCCGAATCGCTCGGCCAGCGGCTCCAGCACTTCGTAGCCCAGGTCCAAGTCGATGTCGTCGGCCGAGGCCACCAGCAGCGGCCGCGCCGTCGCGCCGGGGCCGTACACGCCCGGCGGCAGGCCCAGGTGCCGCTCGAGCACCACGGTCTGCCGGATCTTGGGCAAGTTGGCCGCGACCGACACGCGGCGCACGCGGCCCACCCAGGGGCCGTCCGGGTCATCGACGACGCGGACGATCTGGCCCACGCGCAGCAGCCCCGGGCGCCCCGGCCCGACGAGCAGCGGCAGCTGCATCTGGATGTTGGCCTGCGCCCCGGAGCGGCACAGGATCACCGTGCCGCGCTGCCTGATCGCCGGCTGGCCTGTGAGCAGCTGGTCGGTCACGAGGGGGTGCTGCACCGAGCCCGTCGTGCCCGCCCAGCGGCAGAAGCCGAGCACGCCGCTCTGCTGGCCCGCGAGGTACACGCCGTCGTAAGACGGCTGGTCCGCCCGCTCGAGCGAGTCGACCAAGACAGCGTGCACCGACACCTCGGCGTCCGGCGCGACGGCGGGCCACTTCGGCGTCAGCACGGCGTACCGCGGCCGCACGATGAGCTTGGGCTCGACGGGGTCGCTCTCGACGATGGCTTCGATCGTCGCGGCCAGGCGCCGGACGACGTCGATCGGCGAGCCGCTCAGGGAGAATGCGGTGGCCGGGATGTCCCAGTCCTCGACGCGCCAATCCACCTCGACGCCGGTGTAGACCATCGCGTAGGCCGCGATCTGCGCCGCGGTGCTGAAGGTGTCGCACGACCACTGCCGCACCGGCTGATACGGGGAGCCGGCCGCGATCGTCACGCTGCGGCCCACGATCGACGCCTGGGTCTTGGGCAGGCTGCGCGAGCGGGTCACGGTGTCGACGGCGAAGCGCCAGGCCACGCCGTCCAGCGTGACCAGCAGCTGCGCCGGCTGCTCGCCGGACGTGAGCCGGCGGAAGACCTCGTCGCCGGCCTGAGCCTGCAGCGTCCAGTACGCGGAGTCCTCGTCGGTGGAGATCGTGAGCGACGCCAGCTCGATGAGCGTGTCGTCGCGCAGGTCGATCACGGAGGCCTCGTGCGCCGCCTCGTACACGACGCCGTCAGGCAGACGCGGCACCTCCGGCGGCTCGGGGTCCACCGGCGTGCCGGTGGCCGGCGGATCGCGGGGGATGTACTCGCTGCCGCCAGTGCTGCGGAGGTACGTCGCGACGCCCCACGCGACGGCCAAGCTGCGGCGCAGCATGCGCCCGCGCCCCCAGGCCGTGCCGAGGCTGCGGCGCACGACTTCAGCCATCGACTTCCCCCGCGACGAAGAAGCGGGCGTTGTCCGTGTCCTCGTCGCCGGCGACGAGATCGGGCGACGCGTAGCGCAGGGCGTCGACGTACGCCGAGGCCCCCGACGTGCGGAAGCGCACCGCGTACCCCGTCAGCCACCCCTGGCTCCAGCCCGAGGCGAGCATCGTGAAATAGGGCTGGTTCGTGGCCGGATTGAGCGGGCTGAAATCGTTCTCGATGTTGCCGACAGCCACCGTTCCCAGGCGCTGCCCCACGACCTCGAAGGTCGTCGAGTTGCGGAAGACCAGAGCCCACTCTTCGGTCACCGCGCCATCGTTGACCAGAGGGATCAGCCCCGTGTACTTGGCCGCCGGCGACAGCGTGCCGGCCGGCGGCGGCGACCAGTTGCGGGCCCAAGTCTGCAGCGTGTACGGCACCGTCTCGACCAGCGCGAGCAGCCGCGTCGCCGCGGTTCCCGGGCGCTGCAGCGGAGCGACGATGGACGAGATGACGGCGCCCGCGGGGTAGGTGTTGGCCAGCGGCGAGTCGAAGACGAGCGTGCCGGTGTGGGGCAGCACGTCGGTGAGCAGCCGCGTCTCCCACACGGCGTCGTCGGTGGGGTGCTGGATCGCGACTCGGTCGTAGCGGAAAAGGGTCGGCACGTACAGCGGCGACGACAGGCTCATGGCCTGGGCGCGCAGCCGCGGCGGCGTGACGGGAACGCTGGTCGCGCCGGCGGCCACGCCGGCGGTGGTCGTCACCGCGGCGGCGAAGCCCTCCAGCCGCGTGATCAGCGTCAGCGACCCGGCATTGCTGCCCGGCGGTACCGGCACGCTGGGCAGCGGATTCCACAGTGAGGGGTTTTCTCCGGTATACCCCGACACGACGTAACGACGGCGGTATTTCCCGTAGGTCGAAACATATTCCACGACCGAGCCGACAGGCACCACGACGGGCACGTCGTACGCGCTTCGCGTTTGGCTATCCGTCGTGAAAACGGTCCCCGAAAGCGAGCCGTTGAGAATGATGGTTTCGCTCGGCGGGGCGGCGCTGATATTTGCGCCTTTGAGAATCACCTCGACCGCCGGATTCTGGGGCACGGACCGGATGCCCAGGTACGGCCGATCGAACAGCTCCTGCGAGGGAGTCATGGCCGCGACGTACAGCCGTGCGCTGCCACCGCCCGAGGGGTTGTAGGAGTCCGACGGCGACAGGTCGAGGAACAGATTGTTCTCGACGCCGTCTTGCACGCCGCTACTGCTCATCGACCCATCGGCCGCGGCGCGAAAGAAATAGAGGTCGTCCGCAGTCATCGGCATTTCATTCCACCTTCAGGAATCGCAGGGTCACGTCAAAATAATCCGCCTCGGGGTCGTCGGAATACCCATACGCGGGGACGGCCTCGACGGGAACGACCTTCGGCATGAAAAGCACCGTGTGCTGCTCGCCGCGGTAATCGAGCGTCATGCGCGCAGCCGGCACCCGAGACAGCGCCATGAGCTGCGACAGCTGCTCGTGCGTGAGCCAGATGTTCGTCACCAGGGTCATCGGGCGGCCGGTCTTGCGCACGGCCTCGACCACCGGGCGCCCGGTGATGCTGTAGGAGAGCTCGGCCTCGACCGGCTGGTACGCGTACTCGTCCTGCCAGGACACGTCCCCGGTGAAAGTCACGCTCGTCGACAAGTAGGTCAGCGTCGTGTCCATGCCTCATCAGCCTCCCGCAGACCGCTTGGCCTGCTCGAGCGCGCCCAGGAAGCCCGCGGCGACGTCTTCCTCGAAATATCCGGCGTACATCTGCCCGCCGCCGACCACAAGCTCCACGCGCACCGTGCGGGACGGCGCAGGGGCCGGGCTGGGCGTGGGGCTCGGCGTGGACGGCGCGGGGTCGGGAGGCAGCATGCCCCCCGAGCCGACGCCACCCTGCTCCGGGATGCGCATGTCAGGCTTCTTGCCGCCGCTGCCGCTGCCGCTCTTGGCCGGCGTCCAGCCGACACGCCCAACGCTGGTGCCCGGCTCGGGGGTCCCCAGCGGGCGCCGCGCGGAGTACACGCTCGGGTCGCGCGTCCAGTAGCCCACCCCGACGATCGCCACGCGGCTGCTGCCGCCGGTGTAGTTGCCGCGCAGGGCCGCCTCGGGGCTGACGCCATCGCCAGTGCGCGAGTCGCCGACGAAGGTCCAGCCCTCGCCAGGCGGGGGCGGGAAATTCACGCTGCCGGTGAAGCGCTGGCCGCCGACGATGGCGAAGCCGTTCTTGTCATAGCTGACGTCGCCGCCGGCGTTCGTACTGCCACCGCTCGCCGTGCCGCCGTTGTTGGACACGACACCGGCATTGCGGCCGTCGTCGCCGAAGCCCGCCAATCCATCGCCGCCAACCAGGCGGGAGGGGTCGGACTTGAGCAGCTCGTCGTAGGCCTTCTGCGCCTCGCTGAGCTTGTCCGTCAGGCCCTGCGTGGCCGCGCCGGCTTTGTCCATCGCGCTCTTGAACGCATCCCCAAGCCCGGCCACCGCCGCCTTGCTCTCGAGGATCTTGCGCTCCAGCGCCACCTGGTAAGGCTCGATGCCCTTGTTCGCGGCGATGGCCGCGTCGCGGTACTGCTGGAAGGCCTTGATCTGGTCGGACAGCGAGACCTCCGTGCTGCCCTTGATCTGCTTCCACGCGGCCGCGTACTGGTCGGCGGTCTGGGTCAGCTCGGCGCGGGTCTTGAGCCCGAAGGTGCGCAGCGCCTCGCTCAGGCCGTTGATGCCGGGCTTCAGCTCGTCGGCCTTCTTCTGCACCTTGGTCAGCGCCTCGGCGACCTGCTCGCCGGCGAGCTTGCCTTCCTTGCCGAAGCTCTTGATGCGGTCCTCGACGGCCTTCAGCGTCTTCTCGGTTTTGGCCGCCTCGGTGGCCTTGTCGATCGCCCGCGCCAAGGCGTTGCCGGCTTCGGCGCTGGTGTTGCCCATCTTTTCCAGCGTCTGGGCGAGCACGTCGACGTCATTGATGGCGCTGGTCGATGCAGCGCTGAAGCCCGTCTGCAGCTCTTGGAGCGAGGTGCCGGCACGCTGCAGAGACTCCTGAGCAATGGCGTCGATGGCCACCGCCAGGCGCCGCGCGCCCTGCTCGCTGCCGTCGAACGCCGCCAGCGCCAGGGTCTGGAAGCCGACGAGATCGACGCCCTTCAGCGCACCGGCCAGCGACACGCGGATCTGGTCGCCCGTGACCTTGCCCTTGACCTCCAGCGCGTCCAGCGCGGTGATGGCGGTCTGGATACCGGAGACATCGCTCAGGTCCAGCGACTTGGCCACCTTGCCCATTGCCTCGGCGACGCTGTCACCCTTGGCCCGCATGCCGTCGAAGTCGGCGACGATCTTCTTGGCCTCGGCGGAGAGCCCGAAGGACGCATCGGCCGCCCGCTGCGCCTGCTGGGCCAGCTCGGCCTGTGCGGCGGCATTGGCACGCGCGGCGGCCTCGTCGGCCTTCATCGACCGCTCGAGGTCTTCAAGCGCTTGGTCGTAGCCCTGCAGCTTGGCGATGCCCTCGCCGAGGGCAGTGCCAATCGTCTCGAGGTTGGTGACGACGCCGATGAGCGACAGGGTCTTGAGCGTAGACAGCACGCCGGCCAGCCGGCCCGCGGCCGCGGCACTGGCACCGGCGGCAGCCGCCGCCCCTTGCTGGGCTGCGGCGTTGGCGATGGTGGCCGTGGTGTTGGCCGCCACGGCCACGGTGGCCGCACGCGCGGCCGTGGCCGTTTCGAGGAACGCGCCCGCCAGGCGCAGCGCGGTGTACGCGGCAGCGGCCTTGCCGGCGGCCCAGAGCAGCGTGCCCAGGGTCTCCAAGTTCTCCGCCAGCAGGCCGATGGCCGACGCTGCGGCGCTGCTGATGCCGTTGGCTTTGTCGACCTCGCCGACGTAGCGGATCCACTCGTTCGACAACCGCTCCAGCGCACGCCCCACGGTGGGCGGCAGCTGGTCGAACTCGGCCTGCAGCGCGGCCGACTGGCCCTGCAGGGCGGCCACGACCTGCTGCGCGGTGAGCGCACCGGCCGAGCCCAGCTCGCGCAGCTGGCCGATGCTGACGCCCAGGCCGTCGGCCAGCGCCTTGGCCAGGCGGGGCGCGTTTTCCAGCAGCGACCGCAGCTCGTCGCCCTGCAGCCGGCCCGAGGCGATGGCCTGCGCGAACTGGGTGACGCTGGCGCCGGCCTCCTGGGCGCTGGCGCCGCTGATCTGCAGGGCTTGCGAGACGGTCTCGGCGAGCTGCAGGGCGTCGGCCTGGGCGAGGTTCATCTCGCGGCCGTTCTGGAGCAGCTTGACGACCAGGCCGCCCACGCTCTCCACAGCGACGCCGGTGCGCTGCGCGATGTCGAAGACACCCGAGAAGGCAGCCTCGAAGTCGCCGCTGGCGCCCGTCGCGATCTTGATGCGTGCCGCCAGGTTGCTGTAGGCGTCGGCCGTCTCGCCGACGTCTGCGGCCAGCGAGCCGATGATGGTGCCGCCGGTGGCGGCGAGCGCGATGTTCTGGAGCGTGCGCAGCTGGCCCGTGAGCTGCGACATGGTGGTCGACAGCGTCGAGGCCGCAGCGGACTGCTCGCGGTGGCCAGCGGCGGCCGCACGCGCGGCGGCGGCCGTGGCGGTGAGCTGCGACGGCAGGCGGCTCTGAGCGGTCACCAGCCGGTCGGTGTCGATGCCCTGCTGGCGCAGCGCGGTGGCGGCCTGAGCCTGCGTCTGGGCGGCCTGCTGGAAGGCGATCTGCGCCTGGCGGGCGGCCTCGCTGAGGCGCTGCAGCTGGCGCTGCTGCAGCGTGGTGATGTCGTTGGTATCGCCCAGCTCGCGGCGGAAGGCCTCAACGGCCGCATCGGCCTCGCGGAAGCGCTTGGCCGCGGTGTCGGTCTCGGCGGCCAGCGCCTTGAAGCCGGTGATCGCCTGGGCCTGCTGGCCGAGCTGCGATACCTCGGTGCGCACGCCCTGCAGCGCGTCGCGGAGCTGGCGTTCCTTGCCGGCCACCTGCTCGGTGGACACGCCCATCTGCGTGAGCGCGGCGCGCGACACGTCGAGCTGCTGGGTCTTCTGCTGCAGCTGCTCCTTCGCGGCCTGGACGGCGTCGCGCAGCTTCTGCATCGCCGCGGCCTGCGACTGCGTCGGCGTGGCCACGCCGGCCAGCTCACGGCCCAGCTTCTGCGCTGCCGCTTGCGCCTGGTCGAGCGCCACCTTGGCCTCTTGCGTCTCGCGCTTGAGGCCGACGAAGGTGTCGAGCGCGCCTTTCTGGGCGCCCAGCTCGCGCAACTCGTTGGTGAGCTTTTGGGCACGCGTGGCCACCGCAGGGTCGAGCGACTGGTCGACCTGCTTCAGCGCGGCGGCTGTCTCGCCCAGGTCACGCCGGAAGCCTTCGGACGCGGCGTCCAGCGACCGTATGGCCTTGACCGCGGTGTCGGCCTCGCTGGACAGCGTCTTCAGCCCGGCGCCGCTCTGCGCGGCCTTGGCGAAGTTGGCGACCTCGGTGCGGGCGGACTGCAGTGCATCACGCAGCTCGCGCTCTTTGGCGGCCACCTGTTCGGTGGACAGGCCCATCTGCGTGAGCGCGGCGCGCGACACGTCGAGCTGCTGGGTCTTCTGCTGCAGCTTCTCCTTGGCCGACTGCACTGCGTCGCGCAGCTTGGCCATCTGGCCGGTCTGGGCACGCGTGGGCGCTTCGGTGGCGGCCAGCTCCCGGCCCAGCTGCTGTGCAGCAGCCTGCGCCTGGTCCAGGGCTCTCTTGGCTCCTTCGGTCTCGCGCTTGAGCGTGACGAAGGTGTCGACGGCGGCCTTCTGCTGGCCCAGCTCGCGCAGCTCGGTGGCGAGCTTCTGGGCGCGTGCGGCGACCGTGGGGTCGAGCGAGTCGTCGACCTTCTCCAGCGCCGCGGCCAGGCCCAGCACGTCCTGCTCGCCTTCGGCATTGGCGAGGATGTCGTAGCGGATGCGTGGGTCGGTCATGTCGGCAGCGCTGGAGGCTGAAACGAGACCGGGCGGCACGACGGCCGCCCGGTGGGGAGAGCGCCCGGGTGGGGCGCGGAGCCTGAGCTCAGCTCAGGAAATCGACGTAGTACGGCGCGGTCTCGCCCGGCACGAGCATCGGCGTGCCGACGATGTCGACCTCGACGACGTCCGAGGACAGCAGATCCACCTCGCCGTTGGCCCGCAGCAGCACGCGCGGCACACGGGCCGTGACGTCCTTCTGCGTGGCGAGCTCGACGCCGTCGAACAGGATCTCGCCGTACAGCGCGGGCTTCTTGCCGGCCTCCAGCGTGGTGCCGGCCACGGCACCATAGCTGTACGCGGTCTTGAGGATGAGGCCGGTGTCTTCGTCGGCCGCGTCCACGGCCGTGGCCAGCGTGCTGCCGGGGATAGCCTCGATCAGCCCCAGACGCGGGTTGACGACGCGGTAGTCGACCCCCTCTTGGTAGGTGGTGCTGCCGGTCATGGGCGCCAGCACGACGTTGGACACGGCGCGATGCGGCAGCCGGCCCGCCAGGCCCTTGGCCAGGGTGATGCGGCCGTCATCGGCATCCACGGTGCCAGCGGTCTGGCTCAGCGCCGTCTGCGCGGCGATCCACTGGAGGCGGAAGGCCGTCAGGGAGTTGCCCAGCAGCTTGAAGCCGATGGACGACTGCTGCGCCTGCGGCAAGGCGAAGACGGGCTGGTTGTAGCCGTCGCGCGTCTTGGCCAGCTTCTGCTTCAGCTCGGACGGGGTGTTCAGCTTGAAGCTGTCGGTGGGGATGATCGGGCTGAAGCCGAGCTTCTGCCCGGCCTCGCTCTCGAAGGCGATACGGAGATCGCCGGCATACAGACCCATGGTGGGTTCCTTTCCGCGGCCTCAGCGGGCCGCACTCGGGTACGTTTGGTTGTAGGTGACCTCGAAGGCCGTCATCAGCACCGCGCCAGGCGCCACCGTGGTCTTGAGGTCGGGCTCGAGCTCGACCTCCTTGCACGACTGCACCTCTTCGCTGCCCATCGCGTCGATCAGGAAGCGCCCGCCGCGCATGAGGTCACGCGCGGCGAAGTGGTCCTCGTCGGCCTGCTGCAGCCCCGCGCCGACATCGCCGGCGACGCACGCGCCGACGACGATGCGCATGACGCGGCGCTCACGCAGGCCCGCCTGGAGGCCCAGGCTGTCACCGCGGTGCAGGACGAAAAGCATGCGCGTCGCGCCAGCGGGCAGCGACATCGGCAGCGGCGGGTTGCACCGCCACGCGATGCCGCGGCTCTTGGCGAGCTGCTCGAGGTGCTCAGCGACGAGGGCGCTGATGCGGTACCAGTTGCTGTTCATGCGGTCGGGTCCGGGGCCAGGTAGACGATCGACTCCGCGCCATCCACGACGCGGCGGGGCTGGGCCAGCACGCGCCAGGCTTTCGGGTCTTCGACGGGCTCGCCGTCGACGGTGCGCACCGTCTGCAGCGTGTCGCCCTCGGCCAGGTCAGCCCAGGCCGTGGGGTACTGCAGCTGGTGCTGGCCGGCGACGACGTGGCCCTCGAAGGCATCGACGTCCAGCACGGCCAGGATGCCCCGGAAGGACTGGTCGTCCTCCCCGGGGCGCGAGCGCGTGCACAGCACGGCCCAGTCCTCGTCGTAGAGGGCGTCGAAGTCGTCGTCGAGCATGGCCGGCGGCGGCTTAGGCCATGACCTTCGCGCGGAAGGTGGCGTTGACCCGGTACGGCACCAGCAGCGGCGCGCTCTGCAGCAGCAGGTAGCGGATGCTCGGGTCTTGCTCGAGCCAGGACTTGGGGAAGTACGGCTCGGCCTGCAGCGAGTCGTGGTCGAGGATGGCGCCGAAGTGGCGCACGCCTTCGACGTTGTCGCCGGCCACGCCCAGCACCGTGCCCGCGGGCAGGTTGGCGGCCTCGTTGCCCGTCTTGGGGTCGACGGACCAGCCGCTGTAGACCCAGATGTTGAAGCCGGCGACGTTGCCCATGAAGACGAGGCCCTCGCGCTGGATGGCGTCCGGGCGCAGGGTACTGTCGCCGCGAGTGCGGTCCAGGTACTCCTTCACCGACGGCTTCTTCCGGAAGACCTTCCAGACGTCGGCCGTCATGATGAAGTCGGTGAGCGCGACGCCCGAGCGCAGCAGCGAGGCGTTGGACCAGTCGTCCAGGTCGTCCAGCGGGTCGACCGTTTCCACCGACCAGTACACGCCCGAGGCCAGCGCCTTGGTCAGCGACGAATCGCGGCCGAAGTCGACGACGACCTCGGGGTAGTCGTCACCGGAGATCGTGACCTTGCCGTCGTAGAGAACCTTGGCGGCCATCCACTCCAGCCGGCGCTCCAGCATCTCGAGCTGGTCCTGCAGGTCCTGGGCGAGCAGGATCTCCATGCGCTGCTGGGGCGTGTAGTCGCCGCCGCCGATGGTCTCGCCCATCACGCGCTTGAGCGCGCGGTTGGGCGTGAAGATGCGCTTGTCCTTGATGTACGCGGGCTTGAAGGTCGTCGTGGCGAAGCCGCGCCCCTTGACCACCTTGCCGGCCACCAGCGGCGACACGAAGGGGCTGATGCGGCGCGGCTTGTTCTCCACGTCGAAGTGGATCTCCTCGCTTTCGTCGACGACGATCGAGGAGAAGAAGCGCGCCGCCAGGCCGAGGGCCGGGGTGCGCAGGTCCCGCACGATGGCGAGCAGCGTGTCGGTGCTGAAGAGGTCCATGGTCAGACGCCCCCTTGCTGGGTGATGAGGAAGATGCCGCGGTCGGCGAGGCCGGCCTTGATGCTGGCAACCGTGTGGCCGGCACCCAGGATCAGCGCGTCGGCGAGGAAGTCGCCGCGGGTGTAGGCCACGGTGTTGGCGTCGGCCGCGGTGGCGTCGCAGTCGTGGGCCAGGATGGCCACCGGCGTCTGCGAGCCGTCGCTCGCCGCCGAGGCGCTGAGCTTGTACTTGCCCGACGCCGTGATCTGGCCCAGCAGCGCGCCGCGCTTGAGGTTCTGGCCGCTGGACAGCACGATCGGCTCGTGCAGCAGCAGCTGGGCGTTCTGGGCGACCAGGCCGTCGGGCGTGAAGCCTTCGGACTTGTAGGTCGCGAGGAAGTTGTCCATGGTGGGGTCTCCCTATCAGGCCTTGGAGGCCTGGCGGTTGGTGATCGCGGCCAGGCCGGCCACGGCGCGAGCCGCGATCGACTTGGGCGTGTCCTTGTCGCCGGCGGCGGCAGCCGCGGCGGCGGTCTTGGCAGCCGGCGGGGCGTCGCCGCGGTGGGCGGCGGCCGCGGCGGCGGTGGCGGCCCGCTCGGCGGCCAGGATGGCCGCGGCGGCGCCTTCGCCGGTGGTCTTGCCGTCCAGCGCGAGCTGCATGACGAGGGCCGCGTGGCCCTGCATGCCCTCGCCCTGGGCGAAGACCGCGCGCACGCGCTCGGTCTCGGCCGCAGCGCCGGCCTGGCGGCCTTCGGCGAGGCCGCGTTGGTAGCCTTCGGCCCGGGCAGCTTCGAGCTGCTCGGACGTCGGGGCCTGGGCAGCCGCTTGACCGCCCTTTTCGGTACCTGACATGGAGGGTGCTCCTTTGGCGTCAGTGGTGGATCGGGCGGTCTGCCCGACGGAATGAGGCCGCGAGCGCATCGCGGCCAGCTCGGAAATCAGGGCGTCGGCGGTGGTCACGCGGGACACCAGGCCGGCCTGTTGCGCGGCCTCGCCGCGGTAGGTGCGCGCCTGGGTGGCCCGCACCGCTTCGATCGACAGGCCCGTGTGCCGCGCAACGGCGATGACGAACTGGTCGTAGATGCCGTTGATCTCGGCCTGCAGGTCCGCCGCCACGGCGGCCGGCAGCGGGCCGAAGGGGTTGCCGTCGACCTTGTGGTCGCCAGCGAAGATGTGCGTGACGCGGATGCCGTCCTTCGCCAGCGCGCCGGACCAGTCCACGTGCCGCATCACGACGCCGATGCTCCCGGCGTAGCCGGTGCTCGTGATCGCCAGCTCGTCGAAGGCACTGCCGCCCAGGTAGGCGGCCGACGCCGCCATGCTGTCGGCGATGGCTCGCATCGGCTTGCGGCCGCGTAGCGAGTACACCCGGTCGGCGTACTCGAAGGCACCCGCCACCTCGCCGCCCGGCGAGTCCCAGATCTGCACGACGGCGTGGACATCGGGGTCGGCCATGGCGGCCTCGAGCTGAGAGGCCAGGGTGTTGTAGCCCAGCATGTAGTTGGAGTCGGCGGCCTTGAACTGCGTGCGGTGCACCAGGGCGCCGCTGGCGTAGATGACCGCCACGCCGTCGGTGACGGCATAGCCGTTGTCCGACCGCTCGCCGCGGCGCGTGCTGAACAGCTCGCGCGGCAGCTGCTCGGCGGTGGCGTCGGCGCCGTCGTCGACCACCGGACCACCGAGCAGGCGGTGGCCGAGGCCGGCGATGATGGCGTCCAGCTTCTGCGGGTGGACGAGCAGCGGGCAGTTGAAAAGCTGCGCTGCGAGGTGCGGGTACTTCATGCCCGACGGCTCCAAAAAGCAGAACCCCCGCTCAAGGCGGGGGCTGCGGGTTGATGCGATGCGCGGGTCACGATGCGGACCCTGCGTGCCAGCCGCCGCCGCTCAGGCTGAGCGGGCGGCTGCCGGTGGGCTGCGACGTCGCGGCGATGCGCGAGCCGTCGGCGGCAAGGAAGACCCGACGGTCAGAGGCCGACGGTGCAGACGAGTGGATGTAGCGGCCGTCGGGGCCGAGGATCAGGGACGGGGGCAGCGAGACGGCCACCGCCGGGATGGACGCGTATGCCCCGCCCGGGAGCTGCGCCCGGAGAGCTTCGTTCCCAACAGCGATGACCTCGCCGAGGGCGTGATAGACGCGGGTGATCGGCACGTCAGGTCACCCTCGGGACCGGGCAGACGTACACCGTCGTGCTGGCGCGAGTCAGACGCACCGTCGCGATGCCGACGCAGTCCTGACCGACGTACACGGTCACGCCCAGCGTCTGCCGCACCGGAGACGTGACGCCCGCCGTGGCCCACGTCGTGCTGCTGCTGGCCTGCGCCGCCGGCGACAGCGGATTGGCGGGCGCGTCGGACGCCAGGCTGTAGAGCGTGCTCGCCGCGCTGCCGGCAAAGGCCAAGTCGACGCTGATCTCCGCATCGGTCAGGGTCAGGCCATCGGTCAGCGTGTCGATCTCGATCGTGCGCGTGCCGGCCGACAGCGGGAACTTGATCTGCAGGCTGTCGAGCGTCAAAGCGTTCGCGGCCTTGACCATGCGCCAGGTCTTCTCGACGCCGGCGGGCTTGATCGAGGTCTCCGTGTAGAGGTCGCCCGCCAGCTCGGCGACTTGGTCGCGGCGGATGTCGCCGCCGCTGTCACAAGCCAACATCTCGATGCGCCCGCCGGTGCGACGAGTGCCGGTCCACAGCGCCCCGACCCACGACGCGGGAAGTTTGCACCCGATGAACTGCACAAGACCGGGCACTTGCAGCTCGCAGAGGTTCGCTGACCAACTCAGCGCGGTCATGTCGACGCCGATGATCCGCGTCGGCTTCTGCGATCTTGCCCGAACGCGCATTACGGGGTTTGGCGTCCCAGTTCCCGCCAAAAATGCCCCGCCGTTCCACTCCAGTCCGCCTGAGCAAATATCCAAAAAAGTGCTTCCGTTTGCCAGAAACACCGTGCAGGAGTTCCACACCACGCGGATCAACGGATTTCCGTATTCGGTGCCTATGAACAGCCTGGGGCTTGAGAAGTAGGACGACCTGACCTGAAACGAACAGCCCCAGAACTCTTGCACGCCGTCGGCCCTTGCCAGGGTCAGCGCCCCGCCGGAGCGAAACGTCATGCCATACGCTCGCACGCTGCCGTCTATCGTGAATTCCGCGTTTGGGTTGTCGGCTTGAGTCCCGATTTGCGCTCCTGGGGAAACCGACGTCGGAACGGCGCTCGCATCCGACGTTGAGACCAGGCGCACGGGTGCAGCGACCGTCCCCGCAAAGTTCAACGTCAGATTGGTCGTTCCGGACTCACTGTGGGTAGACCAGAAAAAAATCGTGTCGCCCGCTGCGTCAATCGCTGCAGCGCCCGCGGAAGTGGCTTTTGCAAGTTCCCACGAGGCCCCGCTGTCACTGTCGCTGCCGTCGCTGCTGCGCACGAACAAGTTAGGCATTCCCGGCCTCGACGATCTCGGTAGCACGGGCGGAAGTCAGCACACCCATTGCGACGTACAGCGCCAGCATGGCCTGAATGCGATCGTCGAAAGGCCGCCGGATGTTCTGAGCCATCCGATAGTCCTCAAGGCCGGTGCGGATCTGCGCTTTCTGCTGGTCCGTCAACTGCTCGGAGGTCTCGAAGGTCGCGTGCAGCGCGTCCGCCGCCATCCTCTCGGCCGGCGTGAACAGCTCGCGAAACTGCAGCTTCGTCAGCGGCAGCAGCGTCCCCGCCACCAGCGCTTCGGCCGCGTCACGCGCGGCGAGCTGCTGGTTCAGCGTGGCGGCGCGCGCCTGCAGCACCGCGCCGACGTCCTGCTCGCCACGCAGCCAGTCGAATTCGTAGGCGCCGCCCGCGCTGTCGACGTGGCGCTCACGCACCCACGTGCGGCCGTCGGCCTGCGGTGCGCCCTCGGTGTAGCTGCTTTCGACGATGTGGGTCATGGCTCAGACCGGCACGACGAACCAGCGGTCGTCGGCCACCATGTAGCTGTCGTTGGGGGAGACGCCGCGGGTGTCAGGCCGGAAGCGATGCAGCCCCGCCTTGATCTCCCACATCGTCAGGTGCTCGGAACAGAACCACGCGCGCGGGTCCTGCCAGTCGCGATTGGCGGGCACGCCGACGGCGCCCCGCCAGTCGTACCGCCGGCCCACCGTGCTGCGCGCCCAGGCGCGGCCGGCGGCCTCGTCGGGCACGCGGCGCTCGACCATCACCCACTGGCTGCTGCGGCGGATGACGTCGGCCACCGGCGTGATGACGACGCCCTCGAAGGCCCGGGCCTCGATCACGTGCTCGTCGTCGACCAGGCCAGCGCAGTGCGACCAGCGCCGCAGGCCGTCGAACGTGCGGATCGCGATCGAGCCGATCGCGTGGCTGCGGCAGTAGATCGCGCGCATGGTCTGGTCGCCGGCGTCAGGCCAGGGTCACCGGCGCGCCGGACTGGAAGTTGATCGCAGTGGCGCTGACCGCGAAGCCCACCGGCTGCACGATGTTGCCCGCAGCGCTGGGCACCGTGGCGCCGGCCTTGCCGGCCGTCGTCTGCAGGTACACCGGGCCCGGCGTCTGCCCGGTGACCTGGGTGTTGGTGCCCTCGAAGTAGACCGTGGCCGCCGCGGCGTTGGCCACGGCAGCCAGCACGAAGCCGTGCGCTTCCTTGCCCGCGACGGTGGCGTCGGCCTTGCGCGCCTTGAACGCGCCGGAATCGGCCCAGATGTTGACGAAGTCACCGGCGGCCAGCGCCTCGCTGGCGGTGATGCTGGCGGTGTCGGCACCGATGCCGACGGGCATCATGGTGTTGGAGAGGCGGCCCGTGTCGTCGAGAGCCACGAGGTCGCCGGCGTTCGCGGCGCCGGCGCTGGTCTGCACACCGAAGACTTCCTGGATCGCACCGGCGACCAGGCGAAGAAACTTTTTCGCGGCCATGAGGCTGCTCCTTACGCGATGACGATGGGCGGCTGCAGGCGCACCAGCACCCGGTCGGGTGCGACGGCCCAGCCGACGACGAGGGAGAAAACAGCGCTCACCGGCAGGCTCTGCACGAGCACGCCGCCGAGGCCGAGGTAGACCGGCTGGTCGGGCGTCCAGGCCCAGCCGGCGTGCTGCACCAGGCCGGCGGCCTGGACGGTGACGGTGTCGCCCTGCTCTGCGGCACCCAGCGAGACGCCGGCGATGCGCAGCGCGTCGCTGAGCGTGTCGCAGGACGCATAGACAGCCTGGCCGGCCGCATCCACGGCCAGCACGCGATGGCCGCCGACGGCGACGGCGGCGACGTAGTCGGCGCCGGCACCCGCTGCAGGGCCTGCGGGGCCCGGCGGGCCGGCCAGGCCTTGCGCGGCGGCCAGCGTGGTGACGATGGCGGGCGGCGGGGTGAGCGTGCTCACGGGGTGTCCTCCCGCGTCACTTCGGCTTGCACGCGCAGCGTGCCCCGCAGCAGCCGCCACACCTGGCCGAGCGCGTCTTCGAGCTCGACGTCGTAGGCGTAGGTGCTGGCGGGGTCGGTGAGCTTCTCGCCGGCCGTGAGCGCGGCGGTCTGCTCGTCGCTGAGGCCGAAGGTGTACCAGCCCTCGGTGCGGTCAGGCGCGTAGCTGATGACGAACTCGGCCAGCACCTCGGTGGCGAGCGCCGAGCGGCGCACTTGGCCACGGACCACGCAGCCCGTCAGGTCCAGCGGCGTGCCGTCCGGGTTGGTGAGCGTGTGCCGCACCGGGCCGAAGGTGGCGCCTTGCGACAGCTCGAGGTCCCAGACGGTGCCGGTGTTGCGGTAGGTGGGCAGCTTGGTGGCCATCAGACCGTGCCCCCGTTGCCGTTGTCGCCGTTGCCGCCGCTGGTGTCCTGCTGCTGCGCCGCGGCGCCGGCACGCTGGGGCTTCACGAAGCCGTCGGCCTTCATGCGGCGCTGCTCGGCCAGCTTGGTCGGGTACGTGGCGTTGAAGTCCGTGCCGAACAGCTCCCACTCGGCCCGCTCGTGCGAGCACAGGCCCGCATCGATCGCGTCGCGGAAGGCCGTGACCTCGTCCTTCGGATTGAGCGAACCCTGGCTGTCGCCGAACCAGAGCGCCCGCGTGTAGGCCCAGCGGATGCGCGGGTCGCGGAAGAAGCCCGGCGCGCGGATGCGGCCCAGGATGACGGCTTCGGCCAGCCACGTCTCGTACACCGGCTGGCAGAAGTCGATGACCGTCTGCATGCGCACGGCGCGGTAGTGCGTCCAGGCGTCCAGGAACGCGGCACGCGCGGCCGTGTACGAGGTGCTGAAGCGCTTGACCAGCAGCTCGCGGCCTTGGTGGGTGCCGGCGCCGAGCTGGTCGAGGACCGCTTCGACGAAGGCGGCAAAGGCCGTGTTGGGCCGCGTCGGGATGACGGGTTTTGCCGTTTCGCCTCTCGCCAGCGACAGCACATGGCCCGGGCCCATCTCGAGGTCAGCCGGGCCAGGCGCTTGCGGCCCTTGGGGCTCGCCAGCCTTGATGACGGTGGGGCCACCGGCTTGGGGATCGTTGCCCTGCAGGCCGAACACCGGCGACGCATTGCCGCTTTCGGTCTCGATGATCAGCGTGAGCCAAGAGTTCGTGATCGCGGCCTTGATCTCGGCGTCGGTGTAGTCGCCGAGCAGCTTGAAGAGCGCGATCACCGGGGCCAGGTACGGCACGCCACGGGGCTGCTCGGGCCGCTCCTTCACGAAGTGGTGCAGGATGCGGTGGCGGCCGGACGGGCCCACCGGCTCGTACCACTGGCCGGCGTAGCGCAGCGCCTTCAGGCGGTCGCCGGGGTGCGTGTCGTAGACGTGGATGCCGGTGACAAGGCCGCCGTCAGCAGCGCGCCGGATGCCGCCGCTGATAAGGTCGGTGTCGGGCAGGCCGCCGGGGTTGCCGACGCGGTCGGCCTCCAGGACCTGCAGGCGCAGCGCGTAGGGCTGGGTGGCGGTGGGCCGGCCGTCGGGCAGCACGGTGAAGCCGTCGCCGCTGACCATCCGGGTCATCGTCACCAGGTCCTGCTGCTGGTAGAAGGTCAGGTCCCCGTACCAGTCGCATTCCTTCGAGTCCGCCCACAGCGAGAACTCGGCCGCGGTCTCGGCGGACCACTCGGCGGCCTGCTCGGGCGTCATGCCCAGCGTCTTGGCGTGCGGCTGCGGGCTGAGCGCGAGGCCGGTGCCGATGGCACGGGCGACGCTGGTGCGGATGGCGCTGTGCGCCAGCGGATGGTTGCGGTACAGGTCACGCGACTGGCCGCGCAGGCCCGGCAGGTCCTTCAGCGTGTCGGCCTTGGCGCTGCGCGGTGCGGCTTTCCAGCGCCGGAGGAAGCTGTCCTGCCCGGACGTGCTGACGTGCCCACCGGCAGACGCCAGCACGCCCGGCAGCTGGTCGGCCAGGTCCATGCGGATGCGGGCCGCCGCACGGCGTGCGCCGGCCTCCGGGCTGACGTAGCCGATGGCGCGATCGAGCAGCGTGCGGCGCATCAACGGCACCCCGGCACGATGCGGTAGGCGCGGCGAGCGCCGGGCTGCAGGGCGGCGATCTGGCGATCCAGATCGGCGATGGCCTCGCGGATGGTCGCCAGGTCTGCGCGGCGGACGGTGCGGGCGTTGCCGCCCTGCCCCACCTGGGTCTCCTGCGCCTTGAGGGCCTTCAGCTCCGCGTCGAAGTAGGCCGCGCGGCGGGCCTGGAGATCAGCGAGTTGCGTCATGGCGTCAGCGGCCGGCGGCCTTGAGCAAGAGGCGGTTGAAGGTCGGCGCGAAGTCGCGCTCCGCGGCGCGGCGCGCGGTGGCCTCGAAGTCGAGGCGCTGGCGGTAGACCGGGCGCTTGGTGACGAAGATCAGGATCGGGCGCGGGTCGGCACCGTCGCGCTTCCAAACGCCCCACTTGCGGCCGATGCGCGCCGCGAAGTACGGGGCGTTCTTCGCGTTGCGGCGGCTGCGGGCGCTGTCGGTCTTGCGCTGGTAGGGGTCGAAGGCGCTGCGGGTGGCGGTGAGGATCCGCTGGATCTCCCCGCGCTTGAGGTTGCCGAAGCTGTCGACCGGGGCCTCCTCGCCGAGCACCGCGTACTCGCGGCCCTGCAGCAGGCCGGCGTAGCGCATCGCACGCTCGAAGCGCTTCTCCTTGCGCTGGCCGCCGTAGACCTCGGGGAAAAGGTAGTCCTCGGGCAGAGTGCCGTTGTTGGTGGTGCGGTCCTTCACCGCGACACGCGCCACCAGCTTGGCCACCGACGCGGGCTCGATGCGCGTGCTGGCCTTGGTGTACGCGGTGGCGCCGCCCTCGAAGACGCTCGACATCTCCTCGACGATGTCCTTCTGGGCGCGCTGCACCGTGAAGGTCAGCGCCTGGGCCAGGATCTTGGGCTGCTCGGTCGTGACGAGCGCACGCAGGTCAGCCCCGATGTCGGCGGCATAGCGACCTGATCGGCGGACTTCGAGCATGGAGGAGACCCAAGAAAAAGGCCCCGGGGCTTACGCCGCGGGGCCGAACCGTCAGTGATGGAAACGACAATAAGGACAGCTTGAAACCGATCGTCTGGGCTGCTGGCGCAAGACCCCGACTACCGTTTTCAGGGCCAAATTCTGGGCAAAGTGTCTCCTGCTGGCGAGAGAAAAGATGTCTCCTCTGGAGGCGACATCTTTCCGCTTGACTTAGCCGAATCAGATTAATTCTGCTGGTCGCGTTGTGACGGTAATTCACGCAGCTCGGCGAGATTGCGGTCGAGGATCCGGCGGCTGGCCGTGTAGATCGTCTGCCGGCACTCGCGCACCAACCGATACCAGTGCGGCCGGCTGATACCCAGCGCGGCGGAAGCGGCCTTCACGCTGCGCACCCGCACGAGGTAGTGCAGCTCGAAGGCCCGCTTCGCCTGGTCCTCCGGCTGCGCCAGGAACGCCAGGTGAAACGCCGCCAGCTCGGCGCCGGCAGCGGCATCAGGCCCGCCGCTGGCCCGCAGCCGGCCACTGCTGCGCGACGTCAGCCGGCCCAGCACCGACGGCGGCAGCGACGGACGCACGTAGAGCTTGCGGGTGTGCACCCAGCTCGCCCACGCCAGCGCCAGCTCGTGCAGGTCGGGCTGCTGCGCCAGCTCGGCGGCGCTGATCCCCGGGCCGTCGTCGTCTTCGTCGGTGGCCGGTGCCGTGGCGGCGATGCGGGCGAGGTCGATCTGGATCGTGCTCATGAGCGGGAGAGTCCTCGGGAAATGACCCGGCGGCCGGTGGCCGGCTCCGGGGCGTAGATGACGCGCGGCCCGGCCGGCGGCGCCGGTGGCTCGGGCTCGGGCAGCGCCGGCGGGGGTTCCGCCGCGCTGGATTCGGCCGGCGGGGCGGAAATTCGGGCCGCTGGCGCGTTTTCTGGCTCGGGCTGGGGCTCTGGTAGCGCCGCGGGCGCTTCAGGGGCTGGAATCGGCGCGGCAGGTGCCGGCGCAGCCACCGGCGCCGCGGCAAAAAGGTCGGGCGTGACCTGGGCGGGCACCAGCTTGGCGCGCAGCCGGGCCCAGTCGGCAGCGGCCCAGCGGTGGATGCCGAGGTAGTGCGCGACCGCGAGATTGCCGACGGTGGCGTCGAGCATCTCGTTGCGGGCGCCTGGCGGCTTGACGTAGTCGCGGATCGCGCGGCCCTTGCGGTAGCTCACGACCTTCTTTTCGGACAGCAGCTGCGCGAAGAAGGCCTCGTCGAGCCCGGTGTGGAAGTGCATCGCACCGGGACCTTCTTTCAGGTGCAGCCGGTCGAAGAGGTAGTCCTTGGCGGTGTCGGTGCCGAGCATCCAGAGCCGGCCGCCGTCGGCCATGCGCTGGCCCTGCCAGTCGATGTCGACCTTGGTCGGCGTGCCGGCGATGATGGGCTTGTCGCGCGCCGAGTGGCCCTTGGTGGCCAGGCAGCCCATGTGCGTGACCTGGCCGGCGTAGTTGTAGACGTCCTGGGTGTTGGCGCCGCCCGAGTCGACGCCGTAGGCGCTGATCGGGATCAGCACGCCGCTCTCGTGCATCAGCGGCGTGCAGCGCAGTTCGTCGAGCTGGGCCCAGACGCTGCCCGGGGTCTCGCGCGACACGGTGGGCGAGCCCCAGAGCACGAAGTGGTCGAGGACCCAGTGCTCCATGCCGGGGCCCCAGGCCTCGATGGTGCCTTCCAGCCGGTTGGGCTGGGTGTCGGCGTACATCGTGACCACGAGCGCCCGGTCGGGGATGGTCCGCGGGGTGTAGGGCTCGGCCCGCTGAATCAGCTTCTGGACGGTGGTGCTCTGCTCGCTGCCGTCGTAGCTCTTGCCTTCGCGGGTGTTCGTGTAGGCCCGCATACCCTCGCGGTCGCCGGCCTTCTCCCGCTCACGAGCCCGCGCCAGCTGCAGCGCGAGGTCGAGCCAGGTGATGGTGCCCGGCGGCGCGTAGTAGGCCGGCAGCTCGAAGCTCACGGTCTCGCCGTCGCCTTCGGAGCGGGCGACCCATCGCGCCTGGCCACCGTAGCCCAGCTCGGGCAGCATGGTGGCCTTCTGGTGCTCCTCGATCTCGCAGCCGCACTCGGGGCAGACGAACCAGGCGCGGCTGACACGGCGCGTGTCGGCGTCGTAGTCGTAGTGGAAGTTCTCGCGTTCGAGCGGGTGCAGGTGGCCGCAGTGCGGGCACGGCACGTGGTACTGCTCCTGCGTGCCCTGATCGTGCTCCTCGTCGATGCGCGACAGGCCCTGCACCAGCGGCGTGCTGACGAGGTACTCCTTGCTGATGCCCTTGAACTGGGTCAGCCGCGCGCGGGCGATGTCGACGGGGTGGCCTTCGCCCGGGATGACCGTCATGCGGTCGACCTCGTCGCCGAAGACGTAGCGCGCCGACATCTCGGCCAGGTTGTTGGCGCTGCCGCTAGTGACGATGTGCGCCTCGCCACCATCGAACTCCTTGCAGTCGATGGTGTTGCGGTTGTCGCGGCTGCGCGGCTTGGCCACCTTGTCGCGGACGACGTCGCATGCGGCGATGGCCTTGCTGAGCCGGCTGCTGAGGCGCTTGGCCAGCTTGTCGCTGGGCTCCAGCAGGAGCATGTTTCCGGGGGCGCGGTCGATCCAGCCCAGCACGGCGTTGATCGCCGTCTGGGTCTTGAGCATCTGCGACGCCACCTTGGCGACGACGCGGGCGGCCGGGTGCGTCGGCGACAGGCATTCCAGGATCCGCCGCGCGTAGGGGGTGTGCGCCAGGCGGTACGGCCCCGGGAACGGGCTGCCCTTGGGCAGCACGACGTGCTCTTCGCTCCACTGGTCCAGGCGCAGCTCGGGGTCGGGCTGCATCGCGGTGGCGATGGCCCGGGAGACCTCGGTGAACCCGTCGTGGAGATTCATTCGGCCGCACCCTCCCCGCCGCCCGTCTGCATCGGCTGGCGGATGTCATCGGGCAGCACGGTGGTGCGCTCGCTCAGCGTGTCCACGAGCGTCTGCAGGGTACGGCGGGCGAAGGTGTCAAACAGCTCGGCCACGGCGCGGTCGATCTGCACGCGGATCTCGCGCTCGTCGGTCAGCGGCGCCAGCACCGGGGCGATGCGGCGGCCGAGCACCAGGCCAGCGTCGCGCAGCTCGCGGAAGCGGGTGAAAACGGCCTGCAGGGCCTGCTCGCGGTCGAGGACCGACTTCTTGGCCTTGGCCAGCTCGATCTCGGCGCGCTCCAGCTCCACACGCTCGCGCCGGGCGCGGTCGCGGTGGTAGTCCTCGCCATCGTCGCTGTCGTCATCGGCCGAGCTACGGCCAGTGCCTCGCCCCCGAGGGGCTCCCGGGCCGCGTGCCGACGTCCGCGCGCCGGAGTCCGCCCGAGCCCTGGTGTTCTGCGCCCACTGGATGTCAGCGACGGCCGCGTCGATGCGCTTCTTCCCGTCGACCTCGAGAGCCGTGATCCGGCCCTCGGCGATCGCCTTGCGCACCGCCTTCTCGTCGCAGCCGCGGTGCCGGGCGTACTGGGAGATGGTCAGGTCGAACGCCATCGGACTACCGGGCCTCCATCGGAACGGATTTCGGACTTTTCCCCCGGCCAGCCACTGGCGCGAGGACGGGGGCCGAATTACCCGCGTGGGTCGCCCGTCCGGGAGGACCCATAGGGGGGTGGGGGACGGGATTGGCACGGTTCATGCCGAACCGGTCGACCGTGTTGCGCCTGTTGCGTTGCCTGTTTCGCCGTAAGTCGTTGTCGTTACTTGTGTTGCGCTGTTTCGAGTGGGTGGCAGCTACGCGAAGGGGGAGAACGGGGGAACGATGCAGCCCAACCCCCGCGCGCACACGCGCAAACGAAGTAAACCCATGAACGGCGTAACTCGCGTAACGACAGGCACTTACCGCGCAACAGGCAGCGCAACAGCGAAATATTCCAAGGCTCATGCGGCCTCCCCTTCATCAGCAGCGCGGCCGTAGTCGTTGGCCAGGCGCTCGAAGCTGCGCACGGCATCCCAGGCCCACTCTCCCTCGGTGATGCCGTTTGGCGCCCCCGTTCCACGAGGCAGCCAACAGCGCACGGTCTTGCGCCCGCCGTGGTCGTCCTTCAGGGCGATGGCCTTGTAGGTGAGCGCCGGCGGTCGCCGCCTCTTGGTCTCTGGGTCGAGCTCGACACGCTCGCGCACGAAGCGCTCGGCGGTGCGGGTAAACATCGCCTGGCCGCGGAAGTCGCGCTCGCCGTTGAGCTGGCACCAGCGCATGTAGACCCGGAAGAGCTGCTCGGCGGAGCACACGCGCAGCGGCAACGGCAGCAGGCCGCCCAGCCACTCCATCACGAAGCGCTCGGCTGGCTTCATGCCCAGCTCCATCAGCGCCTCTTTCGCCTCGGTCATCAACGGCTTCGTCCACTCGTTGAAGTCGTCGAGGTCGACCTGCTGAAGCCAGTACATCCACTTGCCCAGTCCGTCGCGGTCCATGAAGTCCGCCACGCGGAGATATAGGTCGGCATCCTCAGCGGCCGGCGTGTAGATCACCAGGTGCCGCCGGTCGTCCCATTCGAGCGCCACCGGCATCAGCTCGTTGGACAGGAAGATGATGTTCGCGTGGTTGCTTTCCCAGCGAACCTCCTGGTGCATGCCGCGGATGGGGATCTCGTCCTCGGTGATGACCCACTTGAGCTTGTTCTTCTGGTGGAACAGCTCTTGGCGGGTGACGACCTCGTTGCCGATGAGCAGCAGCTTGCCGCTCATGTAGCCGTTGAACCGATCGTCCAGCTCGGACTGGCCGACCATCTTCCCGTAGCGGCCGAGGATCTTCCGCAGCGCGTCGCAGAACATGTTCTTGCCGGTGCCCTGCGGCCCGTGGAACACGATCGCGAACCGCATCTTGGCGCCAGGCCGCTGGACGATCGTCGCGCACCACTTGAGCACCTGATCCTTGACCGCCTCGACGCCTTCCGCAGTGCGAGCACTGACCTTGCAGAGGTGGTGCAGCAGATCGAGCATCGGCTTCACGTCGCGTTCTTCGCACTCGACGGGCTCGGTGGGCAGGCCGTCGAACAGGTTGACGCAGTCCTCGGGCAGCTCGACACCAGGCTCGAACTTGATCTGCTCCGGCATCAGCAGGCGCCGCTCGGGATGGGCCAGCCACTGGTTGACCACTGGCGCGCCGAAGATGAGCCGAAGGTTCTTCACCTGCATCAGCGCCCGCTTCGTGCCGTCCCACACCTGATCGGTGCCGTAGACCAGCGCGAACTTCTCCAGCAGCAGCTCGACCGTCGAGGTGTTCACCCGGGTGTTTCGCTTCCTGCCGCCGCCCTTGGCAGGCACCAGAGCAGCCACCGCCGACGCTTCACCATCCTCAGCAGGGGCGGTGTCTTGCGCCTCGGGCGGAATGTCGTCTGGCGGCGGCCCTTCGAGGACGTGAGCCGGCGGCTCAGGATCCGCAGCACGCGGCCGCTTCGCCGGGCCGGAGAGCTGCACGCCAAGCCTCGCGGCCAGCCAATGCAGCGCGTCCTTCGGTGACCTGGCACCGCCCCACTTGAGCACGACGTCGATGGGAGACATGGGCGTCTCCTCGCCGAAGTCGTAGACGCCTTCGGGCGCAAGCTGCAGATCCTCCTCCAGCTCGCGACCCAGCGCCTTGCTGGTCACCCTCCACCCGTAGCCGCGCCGAGTCGCCTTCGGAAAGAGCGCAGGCACCCAGGCGTCTACGGCGCGCAGAGCCTCGTCGTTGACCCGTCGGAAGTCATCGCCGCCGCTGGCGCCCCCCTCCCCCCTTGGCGGGCGGGTAGGCGCGGCCGATTCCACCGCGGCCGGCGCTGCAGCGGCGCGGGTGGCCGCTTTGGCTTGCCGCGCCTGCTCTTTTGATCGGTCCACCAGCATGCGCAGGTAGTCCAGCGCATAGGAGGCAATGGGGCGCACCTGCTCCGGCGTGCCCTCGAAGTGCCGGCCGGTGCAGGTGAAGTAGCGCCCGCCGCAGTAGACCTCCACCCCGATCGGGTCATGCTTGAAGCTGTCGGTCTGGCCAGCGCAGATGATGTGCAGGCCGTTGCCCGACGGGCTCCACTCGGTGTAGCTGGCGCATGCCTCGACGATCGAGCGGTGATGCTGCTGCATCTCACCCGTGCCCTCGACGATCGGCGAATCGAGATCGATGCCGATCAGTCCGTCGTCCCCGAGGAACGCGAAGCCGATGCCGCTGAAACGGCCGGTGTCAAGATACGCCGCTACGGCGTCGGCGAGGTGCGCCAGCCTGGATCGGTCCTCTGGGCCTCCCAGCTCTCCAAAGCGCTTCGACCCGCCCACGTAGTACGGCACCTTGATGACGCCGCGCTCCGGGTGCACCTCTTCGCGCCAGAGCAGCCACTGCTGGCGATCGCGCATCGCGTCGGGCAGCGTGCGCAGCAGGCGATCAGAGATCGCCTCGCGTTCTTCCGCCGGCGGAATGGGCGTCGGCTGTGTCGCCTTGACCATGCGTGTCAGCCCCTGCCCTGCCTCCGCCGCACGACCAGCTCGCGCTCGTGGTCAGCGCGGCAGTCGGCGTCGCAGTACACGAGGCCCGACAGCAGCTCGGCGCCGCAGCTCTGGCAGACGCCGTGCTGCACCGCCTGGCGCGAGCGCCGGGCCTGCTCGGCCATCGCGATGGCGCGGTGCTCTTCTTCGCGTCGGGTGGCGAGGTCGTCCTCGCCGAGCCGCTCGCTCGTGTCCGCGTCGGGTTGGATCGGGTGGGGCGACATCAGCGGCGGCGCCCCTTCGGAGTCTGGAAGCCCGCCTCCGCCAGCACAGCGGGCAGGTCCTGCAGCATGCGCTGCACGCGCAGCACGGCCTCGGTCTGCACGACGCTGTCGTCGCCCAAATACTTGGCGATCAAGTAGTGGATCGGCGTCTTGTCGCCGGTCTCGCGGATGTACGCCTCCAGGTCGTCACAGCCGAACTTGCGCTGGCTGTCGTCGGCGAGCTCGCTGGAGAGGTTGCCGGGGCTCTTGTCGAGCTGGCCGGCGATGCGCTTCAGGCCGCGCTGATACACGCCCTGGGCCACGACGTCACGCACGTGGCGGTAGCGGGACAGGATCCCCTCGTCGTACTCGAGGGTCATCTGCCGTCGCGGGTGAGAACCGCTGAAAACGTCTGATGTCATCTTGGATCAGTCCTTCTCGGTCGTTTTCACTCGTCGCGCTGACGATGCGACCCATGGACGCATCGCAACGCAGACGCTCAGGTCGGCCCGGCTCGGGCGGGCTCTTCTCGGATCGGGATCACGTGAGCGCAAAGCCACGTGTGCCCGTCATGGGTGGCGGCCGGGCGCATCGCGCCGGCGGCGTAGCGGTAGCGCTGGCAGCGGCGGCACAGCGGCAGGGGGCGGGCGGGGTTGACCGGCGACAGCCGGCCGGCGCACGCCGCTTCGTGGTGGGGGCACGCCCAGCCTTCAGCGGTCTGGACGACCTCGGGCTGGCGCTTGCCGGCGCTCTCCAGCCAGGCGCATGCCGTGCAGAGGGGATTGGGCGGGCGGCTGATGACGCCGGGGCAGGCTTCAGGCGGGGGCGACAACGCGGAACCTCCGGCCTATTGCTGTTGACCAGGCTGCGCTGCTGGCGAGCTGCTCTCCGCCACGGGCTGCTGCGTCGCCCCAAGCTCGGCGGCAAGCCGGGCCAGCGCCAGCACGTCATCGGCTGACCGCGGCGCGCGACCGTTCCACCACTTCGACAAGCGAGGCTGCGGAATGCCCGTCCGACGCGAGATCTCCGCTTGGCTCAAGCGGGCAGACCGAAGCCGGCCGAGGATGACGTTCATCTGGCTCATGGCCGCAGTCTATGCGATATCGCAATCGCATTTCAAGCGCACGCCGGTCGCGCGCTAGCCCACGATGCCCGCGACCATGCCCACAACCGTCAGTCCAACCCTCAAAGAGCGACACAAGCTCTTCAACCTGCTGCTGGCCCGAGCGGGCCTCACGCCCAACAGCCTCGCCGCTGTCATAGCGATGCCCACGGCCCAAGGGAACATCTGGCGCTACTCCAAGGGGGAGGTGGCCGATCCGCGAGGGAAGTGGGTCCAGGCTGCGGCCACCTACCTGAAGGTGCACCGGACAGCCCTCGTCGACGACGATGCCGCGCGGATAGAGGCCGAACGTCAGGGCCTGTCGTTGAATGCGGCCAATGAACCGGCAACTAGATACCACCCGCCAGAGAGAAAGCGTCAGGCAGGCATAGACCCCGGAATGCTGGCACTACAGATTGCCGATCTAATGCGCGGTTTCAGCGAGTCGCAGAGGCGAATTGCAGCCCCTCTATTTCAAGGCGCGGCCGAGAATCCCGACGAGGCACCCAAGATTGCAGCAGCCCTCAGGGCATTACTGCTCAATCCAGAAAAACAGTCCGCGACGGGCACATAAAGTCCCAAGTTCGCATGTTTCCGACTGTTAAGAATGTCAACAAACCCCGCGCTCAAGTGGTCCATGCCGCGCGGATCATCTGCCTGGATGATGCTCGCCGGTCACGCACCATCGTCTCGCGCGGTTGAGGCTTCGCTGGTGGCCTTGCTGGGCCTCTTGCTGTGCGCCGACACCGTCGACGCTCAGAGCTTGCATCGGTGCAAGGATGCGGATGGCGGCACCGTGATGACGGATCGCCCATGCAATCCGCCGCCGAATCAAACGCGCACTGAGTCGACGCCTCAATCTCGCCCGGCGCCACGTGGCATTTCAGAGGCCGACCGGCGCGCATTTCTTGAAAAGTTCGATTCAGGCGTCAGCGACGCCATCCAGAAAGAAGCGCAGAGAACTCCAAAGATTGTTTTGCCTTCGGTAGATGGGAAAACCGCGTCGAGCCGAATGCAGTTTTCTGAATGCCAGCGGTCCGTGCGAGCGCTTCTTTTGTCCGTCGAAGGGCAATACCGAACTGCCCCGGTCATCGTCTCGGCCGACGTCACCGTGCACCGCATCTGCCAGCCCGGCGGATCGGTCCTTGTCGCGTGCAACGCGACAGACCACGTGCTGACCGTCATTCCGTCGAAGGACGACCCGCGCTGCTAGGTGCACCCCAATGCGATAGCGCATTGACACCCTGATTGCGATATCGCATGATGCGATCCGTCATCCCCGACGGAGCGCACCATGGACCCCTGCACGACGAAGCCGATCCCCGGCGCCGCCCAGGCGCTGCTGCGGCCCGACCGCATCGCGGTCGACATCAGCGACCCCGACGAGTGGGGCGACGTCCACATCACGATCGGCCGCGACGAGCGTGCGCGCCTGACGTCGGCTGTCCAGCAGTACCGCATCGACGCGCCCAGCACGGGCGGTGATGCCCTGTGGCTGACGCGCGGCCAGCTGGTGGCGCTGATCGCCGCCGGGCAGGCGCTGCTGGAGCCGCGCAAGCTGCCGGAGCGCAAGGGGTCAGCGCAGGCGGCCAAGGCAGCTGCCGCCGCCACGCCTGCTGTCGAGGCCGAGACGCCGCTTGGCGTGCGCCTGCGCCCGTCGCAGGCGCGGCTGCAGGCCATCGACCGCATGCCGATCTGCGGCCCGCTGCAGGGCGTCGCACTCGCCGGCTGCGACCACACCAGCGACCTCATCACGTCGCGCACCGGCGCGACGTCGCTGTACGGGCTGCGGAACGGCTTCGGCCACGACCAGTGCCCGCTCGACGCCCCCGATGACGTGCCTTCCGGCAGTCACCGCACGATTCCGTCGAGCAGCGTCGGCGGGACGCTCTTGGTGCTGGCCGACATCCGCCGGGGGCGCACGTAATGGCCCGCGTCCTCCGCTCCGCCCTCGACCCCGACCGCGAGGCCCAGGCGCTGGCGGCCGATGCCGCCGACCGTGAGTCCGACGCCGCCCTCTGGCGCCGCCTGCACAGCATGCCCACCGGCGAGCTGGAGCACGACCACCCTGCCGTGCGCCAGGCCGAGGAGGACTGCGCCATCGGACCGCTGGGCCGCGCCGCCATCGCCGCGGCGCTGGTGCTGGCCATTGCCGCGTCGGCGGCCTGGCCCTGGGGCTTTGCGACGGGGGTGGCGCCGTGAAGCCCTTCGACCGCCCCCTGCCCAGCACCTGGGTGCTGCTGTGGATCCTGGCCGGCGTGCTGGCCGAGGCTGCGATGGAGCGTGTGGCCGCCTGGGTGCGCGCCGAGCGCACGCGCGGCCTGATGCTGACCTCGGCGACCGTCTACCTGTCGCTGCTGGCGGCCTACTTCGGGTGGCTGGCATGACCCGGCGCCCCGAGATCCTGCAGATCGTGCGCGAGTGGCCGCACTGCGTCATCGTGCGGCTGTCGCTGCCGATGCCGGCCGGCGCCCGCTCGATCGGCGTCTATGTGCTCGTGGAGCCCAAGACGGCCGCGCCCTCCACGCTGCGCCTGCGCGGCGACCACGGCGAGGTGCTGCTGCTCGACCTGATCACGCAGCGCGTGCAGCTGCAGCGCGCGGGCTTGTGGGAGCCCTGCGGCACGATGCTGGCGGGCGACGTGCTGCGCCTGCTGATGCACGTCTACGACGCCAGCTTCGCGGCCGGCAGCGAGACGATGCGCTCGGTCTTCTGGCAGGTGGCCGCATGAGCCGCGACCAGATCTGCACGTACTGCGGCCAGCAGGGACACCGCGCCCACGCGTGCCCGCGGCGCGCGAAGGCCGCGGCGGCGGCACCCAAGGCCTACCGCAGTGACGATGACGACCCGAGCTTTTTGCGCGGCTACGTCGCGGGCTGGCGCACCGGCGCCGCGCACTGCGTGGCCTGGGCGTTGATGGGCGCGGCCATCGGCACGGCGGCCACGGCCAGCTACCTGGGCGTGATGCCGTGAGCCGCGCCGAGCCCGACCTCACCCGCGACGACCTGCATGCCGCGCTGCAGCGCATGCGGCAGCGGCTGACGTGGCTGCCGCAGGACCTGGACACCGCCCTTCAGCGGCCGATGGTCCGCGCCGGCCTGCTGGGCTACGCCCGCGAGCTGCAGCGCCAGCACCGCGCCGCCAAGCCCGTGCCGCCGGCCGCCACCCGCCTGCGCCTGCCGCGCCTGCCGGCGGGCGCCTTCGATGCCCGTCGCGCCGCTGCCGGCGACCGCGACGACTGACCACCCCACCCCGACGAGGACCACCGTGCTCGACCGCACCTTTCGCCCGCCGACCGCGCCGCTGTCGGCCTTCCGCCCCAGCCCCACCAATCCGCGCAAGCGCTTCACCGAGACGGCCATCCGTGACCTGGCCGACAGCATCGCCGAGCACGAGCTGCTGCAGCCCATCGTGGCGCGCCCCTGGCCCGACGCGAAGCCGGGCGACGTGCCATTCGAGATCGTCGCCGGCGAGCGCCGCTGGCGCGGCTGCAGCCTGCTGACGAGCGAGGGCCGGTCGCCCTACGGCGACCAGATCCCGTACCTGCTGCGCGAGCTGACCGATGCCGAGGTGCTGGAGATCCAGCTCGTCGAGAACATCCAGCGCGAGGACCTGCACCCGCTGGAAGAGGCCGAGCACTACCAGCGCATGCGCACCGACCCGCACAAGCCGGCGAGCGTCGAAGACATCTCGGTCAAGGCCAAGATCTCGACCCAGCGCGTCTACGACCGGCTGACGCTGCTGCAGCTGGTGGACGCGGCGCGCGAGGCCTTCCTGGCCGACCGCATCAACGTCAAGCTCGCCCTGCAGATCGCCCGCATGCCGCAGCGCATCCAGGCCGAGCTGGTCGAGCACCTGGCCAACTGGGCGGGCGAGCCGATGGCACCCAAGGCCGCGGCGGCGTTCATTCGCGAGCGCTACATGCTGCGCCTGGTGGGCGCGCCGTTCGACCCCGAGGACGCCACGCTCCCGGGCGGCAGCTGCGGATCGTGCCTGAAGCGCACCGGCTCGAATCCGTCGCTCTTCGGGGACGTCAGCGACGCCGACACCTGCACCGACACCGCGTGCTTCGCCGAACGCAAGGCCGCGGCGCGCGAGCGCGAAGTCGCCGAGTGGCGCGACGCCGGCTACACGGTGCTGACGGGCGACGAGGCCAAGGCCGCCACGACTCCCGACGGCCGCCACCTGGCCGGCGGCTGGTACTCGCCGCAGACCCAGGTGCCGGCCAACATCGGCGACCCGGCCTACACCGTCGAGCAGGTGCTGGAGAAGGGCCACGCCCCGGCCAAGGCCACCTGCATCATCGACCACCCTGCCGGCACGCCGCTGCTGCAGGCGGTCTCCTTCGAGCAGCTCGAACGCTGGCTCAAGAAGATCAAGCGCCACCGCGACCAGCTGACGCGCGCCGCGGCCGAGAAGGCGGCGCGGCAGGGCGGCACCGAGGCCGAGCCGGCGGACGATGACGACGACGGCGGCCGTGAGGTGCAGAGCACGACCGAGCAGCGCCCCGACGACTCCCGGCCCGGCGTGCAGGTCAGCGGCGAGACGGCCGACGGCGAGACGCTTGATGCGCCCGCAGCCGAAGACGACCTCGCGGACGTCATTGCAGATCTGCTGACCGTCGCGCCGCCTAAGCCGCACGCCGGCAAGATCGACGGCCTCACGCCTGCGCAGTACCAGCGCCGCGAAGAGCTGCGTTTGCTGGCCATCCTGGTGACGGAGGCGGTCATCGCCCGATGGCGCGACGACGCCACGTGCCTGCCGTCGCTGGAGCGGCTGGCGCCGATGCTGACCGCCGCGCTCAGCGAGGGCAGCGAGCCGGTGCTGAGCTTTGCCGACCTCGCGCAGCTGCTGCAGGTGCGCACGCCTGACGAGAGCGGCCTGGGCGTCGTGGAGTGGGCCGCCAAGCTGCCGCTCGACATGCGCCCGCTGCTGGTGGTGCTGCAGCTCGCGCTGCAGGCGTCCAACGGCGACGACCCGTTCAGCGGCAACGCCTTGGCCATCGCCCAGCTGATGGACATCGACTCGGCGCCGCTGGTCCAGCAGGCGCACGAGACCGTCGAGCAGGTGATGCGCGTGCACGCTATCCAGCACGGCCAGCCGCACGGCAACACCGGCAAGAAGGTGCCGGTCAAGTACCGCAACGCCGAGACCGGCGACACCTGGAGCGGCCGGGGTCTCAAGCCGCGCTGGCTGGTGGCCGAGCTGGACAAGGGCCGCAGCCTCGACGACTTCCTCGTGGGCGGTGGCGAATGAGCGCCGACGACGACTTCCCCGACCCCGAGGTCACGCCGATCGCGGCCATGTGGGCGGCGTACCAGCGGCAGTGTCTGCCCCAGGCCCTGCCGTCTGACGAGCGCTTGCTGGCCCGCCGTGCCTTCTACGGCTCGGCGCAGGCGCTGATGACGCTGCTGCAGCGCATTGCCGAGCTGCCCACGCGCGACCGAGCCGAGCTGATGACGGCGATCGACAGCGAGCTCGCCGTGTTCCTGGCCACGACCGGACTGCCCACCGCCGAGGAGCAGCAGACGTGAAGCCCTCCCCCGTCGCCACCGGCATCGAAGCCCTGGTGTGCGAAGACATCGCCCGCCGCCAGGCGATGGGGCTGGCCAAGTACGGCCAGACCCTTGCCGACAACCCCGCGCCGCTGCGTGAGCGCCTGCAGCACATGTACGAGGAGCTGCTGGACGGCGCGAACTACTGCCGCTGGGCCATCGCCCAGCTCGACGGCCAGGACATCGCCCAGCCCGAGACCGCGACGCAGCCGCCCGTGCGGCTGGAGCTGCGTGTCGACGCCCAGCGCCGCACCGCGGTGTGCAGCGCGCTGCACGACTTCGCCGAGCGGCTGCTCGACGAGGACATGCCCATCGGCGCCTTCGCGATCCATCACGACCACGGCGGCCTGCTCGAAGGCGAGTTCCTTGAGCACCCGGCCGCCGCCGCTGCCACCCCCACCGGAGACCCGCTGTGACCACCACGACCACCCCCCAGGCCCAGCCCGCGCGGCAGTGGGCCATCGTCGAGATCTTCGGCCGCACGACGATCGCCGGCGCCATCAGCGAGCACACGATGGGCAGCGAGTCGCTGCTGCGCGTCGACGTGCCCGAGGTGCGCTACACCGACGAGAGCTACGTCGAGGGCAAGCTGCAGCTGGTGGAGCGCACGATCCCCGCGCACACCAAGCTGCTGGGCGTGCGGGCGATCTACAGCATCGCCTACGTCGACGAGGCCGCGGCCATCCTGCAGGCCCACGACATCAAGCACGAGCCGGTGACGCCCTGGCGCCTGCGTGATGCGCTGCGCGACCTGCCGGCCCACGAGCGCCACGAGCTGCTGACCGCGGCCAGTGGCGGCGACGAGCGCCCGTTCTGAGGCTGCGGCGATGAGCACCCGCATGCGAGCCCTGTCGATCCGCCAGCCCTGGGCCTGGCTGATCGTCAACGGCCACAAGCCTCTCGTGAACCAGACTTGGCCGACGCAGCACCGCGGCGACCTGCTGATCCACGCCGGGCAGGTCTTCGACCATGAAGGCTTGCTCCGCGTGATGCAGAGCTTCCCCGGGCTGCGGGCCGTGCTGCCCGAGCAGTACGACCTCGGCGGCATCGTCGGCCGCGCTCAACTCGTCGCGTGCGTCGAGCACCACGAGAGCCGCTGGTTCACCGGCCCCTACGGCTTCGTGGTGCACGACCCGCGCCCGCTGCCCTTCGTGCGGTGGCGCGGCGAGCTGGGGATCTTCAGCGTGCCGATGAGCGACGCGCTGCACGCCTCCCTGCACTTCAACGACCCCGCCGCCGCCGAGGCAGCGGGGCAGAACCGCCTGTTCGGCTGAGACCATGCCCCGCAGCAGCAAACCCCGCAAGGCCTACCGGCCCCGCCCGGCCGGCGGCGTCGACACGATGGCCCTGGCCAAGACCCAAGTCGCGATGCTGGACCAGGACCAGCAGATTCAAGGCATCCGCGACGCCCGCATCGGCTTCGCCGACCTGCGTGCCGGCCGCGGTGGCCGCGACGCCTGGGCGGCCATCGTCGGCCGCCTGGACGTGGCGCTGTGCCTGGCGCAGCACCACGGCATCGCAAGCGACCGCGTGCCCGAGCTGACGGCCGGCCTCCAGGCCCTGGCCGACCTGTTCGAGCGTGCTGCCTGCAGCCGATCGTGGACCATGCGCGGCCCCGAAATCAGCGCCGTGCAGCGTGCGCTCGACTTGTACGCCATCCAGCTGCAATACGTCGCCCAGGGCGAGCTGATGCGCGCCGCCGCGACCGTGCGCATGCGCCACCAGCAGGTGCGCGCCGGCAACGTGCCGGCGGGCGCCATCGTGCTGGACGGGCGGGCGGGAGCTGCGGCATGAGCACCGACCTCCGCACCAAGCTGCTGGCGCTGGCCAACCGCCGCACCGGCGTCACGATGCTGTACGCGCGCCGGGCCACCGACGCCAGCGAGCCGGCCATCCTGGCCGCGCTGCAGGCGCTGGTGCAGGACCTCGAGGTGACCTATCGGGCGCCCGAGGGCGTGCGCTGGGCCCGATGGTTCGGCTTCAGCGAAGACGCCGACGCGTGGGTCGAATCGCTGGCGAAGCCGCAAGCCCAGGCTCAGCCGAAGGCCCCGGCCAGGCACGGCCCGCCGCTGACCAACATCCCGAGCGCTGCTCGCCAGCGTAAGGGCCTGCGGCTGGACGTCGGTGCCGACGTCCAGCCGCCGGGCGTGAAGTTCACTCGCGGGCCGACGATGACGCACGACCCGCGCTTCCAGTGCGACCCGACGCAGCGGCACTACGGTGCCGGCTTCGCCGCGGCGGGCATCGGCCGCGACGTCACGACGGGCAAGGGGTGGGGGCAGTGATGCGCGCGGTCGATCTGTTCGGACCTGCGCCAGCAGCAGCCTCGCGGCACTGCGACCGCAAGCGCCGACGCTTCAACCAGTACGGCCGCGTCGCCATCGGCCAGCGTGTGCGATTCGAGCGGCTCGAGCTGGCTCCCGGTTGCCAGTCTTGGGGACGCGATGCCTGCACCGTCACCATCTGCAGCGAGCACGTCGTCACCGAGATCTGCGAAAGCGAAAGCGGTGCTCTCGTCACGTTGGTCGACGCCGACGGCGATCGCATCCGGCGCTGCTTCGATGGCGACGGCCAGCTGTGGGGCGGATTCGGCGGCCTTGACGTTCTGTCCGATGCGCCGCTGCAGGCGTCGATCCCGACGTTGCGGAGGACCGCCTGATGCGCACCCCCCAGTACATCCTCCCCCTCGACGACGAGCTGATCGTCGACCTGTTCGCCGGCGGCGGCGGTGCCAGCACCGGCATCGAGGCGGCCCTCGGCCGGCACGTCGACATCGCTGTGAACCACGACCCGATGGCCGTGGCCATGCACCGCGTCAACCATCCCCAGGCGCAGCACTTCCTGGCCGACGTCTGGGAGGTCGACCCGGTCACGGTGTGCGCAGGCCGGCCCGTCGGCCACCTGCACGCCAGCCCCGACTGCACGCACTTCAGCCAGGCCAAGGGCGGCCAGCCGCGCGACCGCGCGATCCGCTCGCTGTCATGGGTGGTGCACCGCTGGGCCGGCAAGGTGCGCCCCCGCGTCATCACGCTGGAGAACGTCGAGCAGATCCTGCAGTGGTCGCCGCTGGTCGCGAAGCGCGACCCGGCGACTGGCCGCGTCGTGCGGGTCGACGGCACGGTGGCCGAACCAGGCGAGCGCGTTCCGGTTCACCAGCAGCAGCTCGTGCCGGATCAGCGGCACCGCGGGCGCAACTGGCGCCACTTCGTCGACGGCCTGCGCCGCATGGGCTACGACGTGCAGTGGCGCAAGATCATCGCCGCCGACCACGGCGCGCCGACCACCCGCGAGCGGCTCTACATGGTCGCCCGCTGCGACGGTGAGGCGATCGAGTGGCCCGAGCCGACCCACGCGAAGAAGCGCACGCGAGGCAGCGCCCGCAAGCCCTGGCGGCCCGTTGCCGACATCATCGACTGGAGCATCCCCTGCCCGTCGATCTTCGACCGCAAGCGCCCCCTGGCTGACGCGACGATGCGCCGGGTGGCGCGCGGCACGTGGCGCTACGTGCTGACGGCCGCCGAGCCGTTCATCGTGCCAGTGAAGTCGTGGAGCGGCGGCGGCAACGACAGCGCGTCGATCGACGATCCGCTGCGCACGGTGACGACCAGCAAGCGAGGCGAGTTCGCCGTCTGCGCGCCGATCATCGCGCCGATCACGCACCAAGGCGCCGACCGCGGCCGGTCAGCCACCGAGCCCCTGGCCACCGTGACGACCGCCAACCGCGGCGAGCACGCACTGATCGGCGCAACGCTGATCCAAGCCGGCTACGGCGAGCGTGAAGGCCAAGAGCCTCGCGTGCCCCACCTGGACAAGCCGCTGGGCACGATCGTCGCCGGCGGCCGGAAGCACGCGCTGGTGAGCGCCTTCCTGGCGCAGATGAACGGAGGCTTCTACGACGAGCGGGGAGGCGCCGGCCGCGGTGCCGACGTCCCGCTGTCGACCATCACGAACCGCGGCACGCAGCAGCAGCTGGTGACGGTGCATCTGGCGCCCGAGCACGAGGCCGGGGCCCTGCGCGTCGCCGCGTTCCTGATGCACTACTACGGCAGCGGCGGCCAGCACGGCGACCTGCGCGACCCGGCGGCCACGATCACCACGCGCGACCGCCTGGCGCTCGTCACCGTGACGATCTCCGGCACGCGCTACGTCATCGTCGACATCGGCATGCGCATGCTGGTGCCGCGCGAGCTGTACCTGGCGCAGGGCTTCCCCATCGCCTACGTGATCGACCGCGGCATCGACGAGCAGGGCCGCGAGATCACGCTCACCAAGACCGCCCAGGTGCGCATGGTGGGCAACTCGGTGTCGCCCCTGCCGATGCACGCGATCGTCGCCGCCAACCACCGCCGCCGCGCCGCGGCGATGAGGAGGGCCGCCTGATGGCATCCCCCGCCCCCTACCCCACCGCCCGGCACCAGCCGCGCGCCCTGGCCACCGCCCAGACCGGCTACGCGGCCGACTCCAGCCAGGACCTGCGTGCCGGGCTCTACGTCGCCGAGCTCGACGACGCCGAAGCGCTGCGCCTGCTGGTGGCGCTGCAGCGCCGCCCGATCAACGTCAACACCCTCCGAGGAGGTAACGCCTGATGTCCAACGTCCTGAACGCTCTGCACGCCGCAGGGATCAACCCCTTCGCGGTGACGCTGGTGGCGGAATCGCTGCTCAAGAGCCCGATCGCCGCCCGCTCTGCGAACGAGCCGCTCGACTTCTTCTTTCCGGTGAAGCGCGAAGACTGCGCGGGCTTCATCGGCGTGAGCTTCACCCTCCAGGCCGTCGAAGCATCGTCGGCCGAGACCCAGCCCACGCCGGCGCCGGCACCGGCCGAGCCGGTGGCGCCCCCTGTCGCGTGGCCGCACGACGCGACCGACCGCGTGCACCAGCTGATGGGTCAGCTTGCCGAGAAAGAGCTGCAGCGCATGGCGCTGCACGACGGGCTGCGTCGGCTGCTGTGCGCCGTGAACGCCCAAGCCGCGACGCTCGACGAACGCACGGCGGCGCAGGCCTTGCTGTCTGCCTCCGATGCCGCGAAGCTGACGCGCCGCGTCTATCTGGTCGCCACCGGCTCGGTCCACGAGGGCCAGGAGACCTACACCCGGCACGACGACGCCCCGCCGCCGCTGTGCGACGCGGAGTGCCTGTATGCCGCCCCTGCCACCACGGCGCAGGCCGAGCCGGTCGCGGATGAGCGACCGACTCGCGATGACCTGATCGCCGCGCTGTCGTTCTACGCGAAAGGCGAGCACTTCGTCATGAGCGATTCCGGCGCCTGGGACACGGTGAGCGGCGAGCCGCAGAACTGGTACTGCGACGAGGCCGGCACCGCGATGGTCGAGGACGGGACGATTGCCTCCAGGACGCTCGACGGGCAGTTGACCGCGCAAGACATCGCCGCGATGGACGACGAGGACGGCAGTGCAACGGGCGAGGGGGTGTGAGATGCCGTTCCCTGGCTACACCCCGATGACCGACGCCGCGCAGGCGCACGCACATCGTCGGCTGCTGGATCAAGCGGCGACCGGTGCCCGCGTGCTCGACGTGGCCTCTGAGCTGGCCGCGCTGCGCAAGGACATCGCCGAGCTGCGGGCGCTGCTCGCGCCGCCGTCGAGCGTGATCCTGACCGGACCGGACGCGATGCGCGTCTTCGAGCGGCTGACGCAGGAAGGCGGTGCCGCATGAGCCTGCTGACCATCGCCATCACCGTCGGCGTCCTGCTCGCCATCGCCGGCGCCGCCATCGCGCTGAAGGTCTGGTGCGAAGTGCAGGCGGCCGAGCGCGTGTTCCGCCTAGCCCGTGCTCGCGCGTGGCTGGAGAAGGACGACGCGGCCAAGCGCTGGGAGTGCGTCACGACCCACGAGGCCGCCGAGGACATCCATCGCGGCGCGATCGTCGTCATCGGCGGCGACAACATGGCGCGCCTGTGGCGCGCCGATGACGACAGCGACGCCGGCGCCACCCAGGCCAAGACCGGAGGCGCGTGATGAGTGATTTGCTGATCTTCACCATCGGGATGGTCGTAGGGATCGTCATCTTCGTGTTTGGCTACTGGTTCCGGGAGGATCACCGTGGCTGAGAACAGCGCGGTCGAGTGGTGCGACCACACCTTCAACCCGTGGATCGGCTGCACGCGCGTCTCGCCGGCGTGCGACCACTGCTACGCGGCCTGCAGCACGCCGGCCAGGACGCTGGGCATCGAGTGGGGCCCCCACGCCGAGCGGCACCGCACTGCGGCGGCGAACTGGGACAAGCCCATCGCATGGAACGCTCGTGCGGCTGAGTTCGAGGCCCAGCACGGCCGGCGGCAACGCGTCTTCTGCGCCAGCCTCGCTGACGTCTTCGACCGCGCGGTTGAACCCGAGTGGCGCCGCGACCTGTTCATGCTGATCCACGACACGCCGCACCTCGACTGGCTGCTGCTGACGAAGCGCATCGGCAACGCCGAACGCATGATCGAGGACGCTCTCAGGGGCATGTGGAACACGCACTCGACCATCGGATCACCCTGGCCATGGCCGAACGTCTGGATCGGCGCCACGGTGGCGACGCAGGCCGAGGCCGACCGCGACATCCCGAAGCTCCTCGCCACGCCGGCGGCGGTGCGCTTCGTCTCGATCGAGCCGATGCTGGGGCCGATCGACTTGACGCGTCTGCCGCATGATGGCGACGGCGCCGGAGACGCGCTGGCCGGCGAAACGTGGATCGAACACTGGCTCGACGACGAGGGCACCGAACGCCTCCGCGAGCGAGTCGGCTCCTACGGCAGGCTGGACTGGGTGATCTGCGGCGGCGAGAGCGGCCCGCACGCCCGGCCGATGTCCCCGCAGTGGGCCCGCGACCTGCGCGACCAGTGCGCCGCCGCCGGCGTGCCGTTCCTCTTCAAGCAGTGGGGCGAATTCACTGCTGGCGAGCCCATCCCGGACAAGTGCAGCGCCGACGACCGATCCGCATGGCGCAGGGACCAGCGCGGGCAGCACTGGAACGACCCGATGGAGGCCGGCATCGCGATGGACCAGTTGGCTCCGGTCAAGTTCATCAAGGTCGGCAAGAAGGCCGCCGGCCGCCTGCTCGACGGCGTGCTGCACGATGCCTACCCCACGGTGCGCCATGGCTGACCAGCCTCAACGCATCCAGCTCAGCCGCACCAAGGGCTGGCGCCTCCCGCCCGGCGCGGTGAAGGTCGACCGCTCCACGCGATGGGGCAACCCCTTCCGGTCCAGCGAGCACTCGATGACTGGCCAGGCCGAGATCCGGCTGGCCAACGGCATGCACAAGCTCGTCGACGACTGGTGGAGCGCCCAGACCACCGTCGAACTTTTCGAAGCCTGGATCCAGGGCCGCCCGGTGCTGGACCCGGCCTATCTCGACGGCCGGCTGGTCGCGCACCCGAAGACCCTGCCGCTCCGCCCTGACCTGTCCCCCCTCCGCGGCAAGCACCTCGCGTGCTGGTGCCGCATCGGCCAGCCCTGCCACGCCGACGTGCTGCTGCGCCTGGCCAACGCTCCCGCCTGACCTCACCGTGCAGCTGCTCCCCCGCCTCGTGCGCCAACGCGACGCTCCCGCATACCTCGGCATGGACCGCAACCGCTTCGACGCGGACGTGCGGCCGGCACTCACCGAGGTGCCTATCGGCGACCGGGCCATCGCCTACGACCGCTTGGAACTCGACGCATGGGCGGACGAGTACATTGCGGCCCGTGGGCGCCCTGGTCGCATCCGGAAAGGAGCGAAAACGACATGCGAACCAGGACCAAAGGGATCCAGCTCGACGGCAACGGCGAGCGGACAGTCGACAAGCAGTACCGCGGACAGCGGATCTTCGAGCGCCTCGGCGCCGTCTCCCAAGACGAAGCCGAGGCGTGGCTCCGCCAGCGGCAAGCCGCGATCGACGCCCAGCGAGAACTCGACCTTCGACAGGGCCATGAGCAGCTGTTTCGGGCCGCTGCAGGCAAGTACCTGCTCGAGCTGAAGGCAGCGCAGGACGTGCGCACGCTGGGCACCATCAGCGGCCACGTCCTGCTGCTCAACGAGTGGATCGGTGACGAGCCGCTCGGCCAGGTCTGCAACGACAGCTTCACGCGCTTCAAGGCCGACCGCCTGGCCGGCCGGCGGGCAGACGGAAGCACGAAGGTCGACGGCAAGCCCGTGCGGCCGGTGTCGCCGGCGACGGTGAACCGCTCGCTCGAGGTGGCCCGCACGGTGCTCAACCGAGCGGCTCGCGTGTGGCGCACGAACGGCAAGCCGTGGCTGGGCGCCGCTCCGCTGATCGAGATGCTCGACGAGTCCGGCGGCCGCAAGCCGCGCCCGATGAGCTGGGCCGACCAGGCGGAGCTGATGAGGCACCTGCCCGGCCACCTGCAGCGGATGGTGACCTTCGCCGTCAACACCGGCGCCCGCGACGAGAACGTCTGCGGGCTGCGGTGGAGCTGGGAGGTCCCGGTGCCGGAGGCGGGCCGCAGCGTTTTCGTCGTGCCCGCCAGCGAGTTCAAGAGCAAGCGTGCCCACGTGCTGATCCTCAACGACGTCGCCTGGCGGATCGTCGAGGAGCAGCGCGGCAAGCACGCCGATTTCGTCTTCGTCTACCGCCGCGAGCGGGTCGTGCATCTGCGCAAGCCCCCGGCGATGAAGTACCACCGGGTCGGCACGATGAACAACACGGCCTTCCAGCGGGCGCGCGAGGCCGCCGGTCTCGACGGGGTGCGGGTGCACGACTTCCGCCACACCTTCGGGCAGCGGCTGCGCGATGCCGGCGTCGCGGAGGAGGACCGGGCGCTCCTGCTCGGCCACTCCACGGGAGAGATGACGCAGCTCTACGCCACAGCCACGGTCGCGAGGCTGGTGGAGGCGGCGAACAGGGTGCAGGAGACGCGTGACCGGACGACGCTGCTGCGCGTCGTCAACGGGTGAGAGCCCGGAAAGTCACGCACGGAGTCACGCAGCAAAGAAAAACGGGTTAGCCCTTTCGGAGCTAACCCGTTGATCTAGAACGAAGTTCTGGCGCGGCTGGCAGGAATCGAACCCACGACCCCTTGGTTCGTAGCC